CGATGGCGGAAACGATGGTCATCAGTAGACCCCAGGGGTTACTGCTGGCAGCAAGCGCCCCGTGCGGCGCGGCCCAGAAAGCGAGGCGGGGCGGCTCATTTGCTCGCCTTGCTCACGGGAAACGCCAGCCGCAAGGTCGCGGCCATTGGTGACAGTGACCGGGAAGCCTGCGCCGGCCCATTCGCGGAAGGTCATGCCTTCGGGTGGTGCGCCGGCTGCTGGCGCCGAGCTGAACAAAGAAGGCTGGCCGAGTGCCGTGCGTCGGCGCTCAAGCTCGCGGGTTTCATTGCTGTCGCGGGCGCCTGTGTCCCTGCCACCGTTGGTCGCTGATGGCTCAAATACCAAGCCGATAGCGCCAAGAGGCCCTATCAAGCGGCCGAGGAAGCCGAGCACCGCCGCCATACCACCGCCGACAGTCGCGCCGGCAAATGCGGCGTCCATCGTCACCAGCCGCGCAAAGAACGCCTCTACCGGCGCCAGCAGCGCCAACATTGGGCCGAACAGCAGCCGCCCGCCGGCCACCGCAGCGCCAACGCCGGCCACAGCAAGAAGCGCCTCCCCTATGTAGGCAATCCGGCGCGTCATGTCGGGGTGCTTATCGGCAAACTCGCCGATGCCCCGCATAGCGCCGCCCAGCGACTTCATTTGGTCAATCGCCGGCTGCATCAGAGGGCCGCCGATATCTGTCAGCATGTTGTGGAAAGCTGCACTGAAGGCGGCCGTGTTGGCGGTGTAGTCGGACTTCATCAGCGTATTCAGCGCTTGGCCGCCGGTTTGAGAGGCGCGGATATTCGCCGCCTCTTTCATGATGGCGGCCAATCCTGCCAGCACGTCCGACATAAAGCCGCCGGCCGTTGCGGTGCTGCCGAGCGATTGCGCCGCGCGAGCCTGCGCCAGACGGTCGGTAATACCAGCGCGCTCCAGCGCCGGCTTTAGAACGCTGGCGATCCACTGAACCGGATCGCTGACAATCTGGTCGTAACCAACCAAGTCGCGCTGCATGGTGGTAACCCGGCCGTGGTCCCAATGCGCGCGGCGGTTGAGAATGCCGAGGCGCTGCAATTCCGCCACCCGGTTCTGCGTCATGGTGCCGGTGCTGAACTGGCGGAACATCGCCATTGCGCCAGTGCCGGCTTGGCTGCCGCCCAACTGCTGAATGAGGCTCGGCACGGTGCCGTAGAGCGCGTCTTCGTTCAACGACATGCCGGCTGCGCGGGCGCGTCGTGCGAACATCATGTAATCTGTGGGGTTGACCCGGTTATTCGTGGCGACGGAAACCCGCAGCGCCATGTCAAGCTGGCGCTGCAACGCCTCGCTGCTCACGCCATGCGTGCGCTCGTCGACAAGATGGCCCAGCAGTTCCTGCGCCCGCGCCGCAGCATAAGTCGGGTCACCGCGCTGCCGGCCGGCGATGTTGAGAACCGCCATCATCTGGGTAAAGGCAGGCAGGGCAGTCAGCGCCGGCCCCATGCTGGTAGGGTCGCTATCAGTGCCGCCAAGGATGCTCTTGAGGTCAACAGCGGCGCCCAGCGCATGCCCGATGGTAATGCCCGGCGTAGCTCGGGCGATGCCTCGGGCCTGCGCCACTGTCGCATCGGCCTCTGCCGGCGATACGCCCTGCGCCAACAGCATGGCGCGAAGGTGCGACACGTCGCCGGCAGCGCCAAGGGTCGCCCGCCCAGCGGCAGAGATACCGCCCGCCACCATACCATAGCCAGCGGCGGCCAGCGCGTAGCCGTGTGAGGACATACCGCCGCCGGGGCCACCGCCAGCCCCACCGCCACCACCCGGCGTCAGCGGAGGCATACCACCGCCGCCGGGGCCACCCAGCCGCAGGTTGCCACCACCACCGTAGCCGCCACCCCCGCCGCCGGCCAGAAAGCCCCCGGCCGCGCCGCCTGCAAAGCCCGGCAGGAAGCCGCCAAAGCCGCCAGGCCCTCGGCCACCCCCGCCACCACCGGACGCCCGGTGCATGGCGTTAGCCGCCTCAGTCCAAGCCTGCGCCGCCTGCTTGCCCAAGTCGGCAACCCCACGCATGCCCTGCGTCATGCCGGCCAAGCTGGATTGAACCGACTTCACAGCCACGTTGAGCGTATCGAATTGCCTTGTCAGATCGGCAATGACGCGCGCAACATTGCCGGTTAGGGCCAGTTCGACGCCGATCTTGTAGGCGTTGATCATGCGTGGCCCTCAGAAGGACAGCCATGGCGCGGCCGGAAGCGGATGATTTTGAAGACGACGGTATGTCGGTTGCCGAAAAGCGCCGCCGGGCCGAAGCAAAGGAAGCGCGGAGGGAAAAGCGCCGCCGGGCCTGCCGGTGGTTTCTGCGCGGCTACGGCGTTGCTTTCGTCGTGCTGGCGGTGCTGGGCGTCACCCACGCGGCCGATGAAGCCGCCCGCGTTTTCATGATGGCACTGTTCGCGCTGGCGCCAGTCGCAGTTATCGCCCAGGGGATGACCGCCCCTACCCCGCCGGCTACTGAGGCCGAAAGGCTGGAGCGGAGGGAGACTAGGAAGGCGGCAAACCGGCGAACCGCGGCGAGGGTTGCCGGCGCGTGCTTCCTACTGTTCTTCGGTTATCTCGGCGTGGTCATGTTCGCCATCATCGGCGATACGCTGTTCAGCGGCGGCGGGGGGCGTGAACTGGCCCCCATCGTAACGCAGTGGTTCCCGTTTTCCATTCCGGTCGGCATTGTCGGCGCCATCTTCATGGCGATGGCCGGCCAACCCGTCGAACATGGCGAACGCTGGCCATTCACCAGCCGCCACATCATTCAGCGCATCACCCGCCGCTAGATCCGCCAGGACCGAACGATGCCGAAATCCGCCGAGGAAAACGCCAGCATTCCAGTGCTGCGCCCATCCCCATCAAACGAAAGCGCTCCCGCTCCATACTCTCAGAATTGGTGGCACATGCGCCTGCCCGGCGGCACAGTTTACTCTGCCGCAAAGGTTCTATCAAACGCGGGGGTGAAGTCGTTTTCGGACTTGCGAGAAAGCGATATTGCCTCGGCCCTTGATGGGCCGGGGAAACTTCCTGGGTTTAGCCGGAAATCAGCAGAAAAATTGCGGGTTTTGGCTGGGCTTCCGAAGCCAGAAAAACCGATTGCAGAGCCGATCCTTAGTGTCGCGGACGAACTTGACGCAGCTTGGGCTGAAGTGGATCGGCGCGTCGGCTCATGCATCTTGATCAACAGCGAGGCTGCCGCCGCATGGAAGCGACTTGAGCGCGCGGTAGGCGCCGCGACCGCAAAAAAGCCAACATTCACACGCCGCTAGATATTGTTCGGCCGCGTCCCGGCCAGCGCAAACACCACCTCGCGGGCGATGGTGGTCACCGCCTCATCGGCCTTCCGCGCCCCGGCCCCGCCAAGGAAGGATCGCGGCGGTATCTTCTCGGTGCCGAACTCCTGCCACACCGCGATATCGCCGATGTTGTCGGGCGCCTTCTCGTAGCTGTGCTGCACCATCTTGTCGGGCACGCCTACATGGGCGCGGTGGCTGTCGCCGGAATGTTCGATGCTGTCGCGCAGGATGCCGTCGCGCAGCAGCGGTTCATTCTCAGGGAAGCCCTGCTCGCGCCGCTCTTCTTTGGTGCTGTCGGCCAGTTCGCGCCACGCCTCAAACGGCCACACCGCCGCCTGATAGTGCCCGATCTCGGCCTTCGCTTCCGCCTTGATGATACGCGCCGCAACGTCCAACCCGTGCTTCTGCGCATCCTCAACCGCACCGCGGCGCGTGGCGAGGAACACCAGAAACTCATCCATGTTGGCGAAGGTCCGCATCGGTCATTTCTCCCGCCAACGCAACCCCGGCCAATCAAACGAACCGCCGTCCAACTCGCCCGTAACCACCACCAGCGCGAGGCGCCTGGCCGGCGAAAGCCGCAGCGCCTGATCCAGCGACATGACGTTGTTCTTGGCCAGGAACACCGCATCCCGCAGCGCGGGGTGGCGGGCTAGTTTTTTGCCGCGGCCACCACCTCGGGTGCGTCGGCCTGCTTCTCGCCCAGGAACTTCGCCACGGCGGCGATGCCCTTCTTGCCGAGTTGCTTTGCCAGCGCGCGAACCTGGAGCTTGTTCGCCGGCTGCGGCACGGGCACCCCGTTGATGGAGCGCACGGAACACGCCAGCAGCGCCATACCAACCCACTGCTGGTTGGTGGATAGGTCGCCGCACGCTTCAAACAAGTCGAGCTGGTCAGCCGGGTCCATTTCGATGACGCCCAGCACGCGGCCATCATCGGTGGTTACCGTGGTCAAATCGTCCATCAGACGGCAACCCTCCGCGAAGCGCTAAACGAAACCGTCTGCTTCACCATAGCGTCGGCGGCAGCCGTGCCGGCGTCGCTCAAGGTCAGCGAGACGTTGGTGTATTGCCAGTTGCTCACGGAGCCGTCCGTCTCCACCACGCGCTCATAGAGCGTCGAGTTGGCCAGCGAGCCGTTGAGGAACCACCCGGCCTCGATCAGCCCGAACAGCGCGTCGAGGTCGCGGCTGCCGCGATCCACGCTGAACGAACCGGACCACCCCTTGGGGATGGCGGCGTTCAGCGTGTCGCCATTCAGCAGGGTATCGCCGGTCTGGCCGACCACCTGCTGCTTCTGGAAACTGGTGACGTTGACCAGCGGCACGTTGCCGAACGGCCCGATCAGGGTCAGGGTTGTATCGCGGCCAATGTTGAATGCATTGGCGCCAGAGGTAACGGCCATCTGCTTGCCTCCCTATCAGGCGCGCGTGACGGTCACGGTGGAAACCGTGGCGCCGCCCTGCAAATTGATGATGAACTTTCGCAGCGTGCCCATATAGGTGACGCTCACGTCAGCCTGCCCGTAGCCCTGCGAGATACGGGCCTGCGGGTTGTTGCTCACGTCGCACACCACACTCCACGGCAGGCTGCCATCAGCATTCAGCGCCAGCATGCGCTGCCCGAGCATGTTGCTGAAAAACCCGTCCAGGCTGGCCTTGATGCGCCGTAACAGCGCCGGCTCAAGTGGCTGGCCAATCCACACGCCCTGCGAAGCATTCAGCGTCGCGGCGATGTAGTTGGTCATGCTGGTGTAGGTTTCATCCTGCACGCTGGCATTGGACGCGGCGTTGATGCCCTCGCGCACCGCCCAGATATTCAGCCCGCCGGCAGCCGGGTTGGTGATGAAGTCGATACCGGCCGAGGTCAGCGTGATGCGTTCGGCCGTGCTGTAGCCGCCGGTATTGCCGAGGCCGCTGCGCTGCGTACCGATGATGCCCACGAGCGGCTTGTTGAGCGTGGAAAGGTGCGGCGCCAGGCTGGCACGCTTGCCGGCCGCGAACGCCGCCGGATGCACCACCCGCTGCACGCCGTTGTAAGGGTCGTTCCACCAGCACCAGTCGCCGAACATCGGCTTGCCCCAGGCGTCATCAAATGCTGCCTGCTTGGTGGTGACCGCGTTGGCGATGGTGTCGCCACTCGGCCCGGCGAGTATGGGAAAGCAAGCCTCAGACTGGCTGAAGGCGTTGATCGCGCTCCACTGCGTGGTATCGTCGGCATCAGCCAGCAGCAGCGTGCCAGCAGCCATCACACCGCGGAGGGCATACATGCCGGTGCGGGTGGTGCTGTCAGCGCCAACCAGCGTTGCGGTCTTGACGTTGCTGGACCCAACCACAGCGCCGTCAACGCCGCCCGTGAAGGTGTAGGTCGCCGCGCTCGCCGCCGTGGTGCCGGAACCGGCCGCCGCGGTTATCCACTGCGATGCGCCGCGCAGCACGCCGCTGCCCGAGTTGATCGCCGCGGCCAGGGCCACCCAGAAGGCGTTGCCGGTGCCGGTGATGTTGTCGAACACCTCGACCTGATAGCCGGGCACGCCGATGATGGCTTGCCAAGAACTGGCCTTGCTGCCCGCCTTCAACTGCACCGTGATGCTGTTGCCGAGGCTGCCGGTGTAGAGCGCGGCGAATGTGATGCAGGTGGCAACGCCGGCCGAGGTCGCCGCCACGTCGTTGCTGTCGGTCACACGCACACAGCGCAGGTTGTTCGCGCCCTGCTGCGTCGCCACGGCAACCGCCGTCCCGATGTCGTGCTTGCGGTTCTGCACCGGGCCAAACCAGGCCACCTGATTGCCCATGGTGCCGATTGGCATCGGCTTGTTCACCGGCCCCCAAGTCGCCGTACCAACCACGCCCAGCACGTTGGACGGTACGCCGTTGACCGCGAGGTTTGCGGGCGGCACGATCTGAACGTAGAGATCAGCATCGACCAGCGCCGTGGTGTTTAGCGCGCCCTGCATGACGATGGCCATGGCTCAGCCCTCCTGCGCAGGCGCGGGCGGCTCAGCGGCCACCTTCACCACGTTGTGGCACCGCTCATCGGCCAGAATGGCATCAACGGTGTCAGGGTCTTCGATCCGCTCGCCTCGCTGGTAGTCAGCGAATGGCGCGGTTACGATCAGATGCACCGCCATGGGTTCGGCCTCACACAAGAATGGTTGCGGCCGAGCCGGCCAGGTTGCTGGTGATGTTGTAGACGCCCACCGCCATGCGCGGCGTCGTGGCTGTCTCAGTGGTCGGGTACTCGACCGTGAATCGAAGATCGCGGCGGAACAGCAATCCGCGCTGCGGGCTGTCATCCTCGCCCGTTGAGACGTAGCGCACCCGCGCGCTGTACCCGTCCGCAAGGGCGAAGCGATCCAGGCCGGCGAACAGCGTATCCACCACGCTCGCCGCGGCATCGCGCAAGGCCGGCGTCGGCGCCCAGATGGTGATCGTGAAACTCTGTTCCTGCCGGCGCAGTTCGCGCGTGGTGATCGCGTCAGCTTCCACCCTTGCAGTGATGCGAGGCGCCGAACCCGGCACCGTCACCACCGCGCCGGATACAGTGGCGCTGGGCACCAATGCGGCCAGCGCGGTTGCCACGTCGGCAGCGGCGTCGGTCGCCAGCGGGCGATAGGCATAGGCCGTCGCGCCGTTGATGATCAGCGCCACAATCTGCGCCGCCGATACCGTGCCGGCGATCGTCACATGCGCGCCGGAAACCGTGGCCGTCATCGTCGCCGCCGGCTGCGTCTGCGCCTGCTGCCACTCGCGCGGATAGCGGCTGGTGTTGCGGCTGGCGTTGCGCTGCGCGAACACCGAAACCACCACGATATTGCCGGCCTTCATGTCGGCGTCTAGCTCGCGTGGCAGCGGCCAACCGCGATGCAATTTGCACAACGCCGAGACGGCCGGCGGCAGGCTGATGCCGCTGGGGTACAGTGCTTGCGTGGCCAGCAGGGCCAAGGCTTGCTCTACGTCGCTCAGGTCGGCCATGGGTTACGCCTCGGCCAGCCGCGCATAAATCCGCCAGCCGAGGTCGGAGAGTTCCGCCGACTGGACATTGTACCGCAGCCCGTTCGCGTCGCGCAGCACGTCGCCCGGCTGCACCGTCGCACCCGCGAAGGCAGGCAGCAGCGCCAGATACGAAGCCAGCCCGAGTTCACCGGGCAATCCCGCCTCGCCACGGCTCGCGCGGCCACCAAACAGCAGCGACGCCGGCCACGCGGAGAGAAGCGTCACCTCGCTGCCACCGGAAACTGCCGTGTAGGGCTGCAACCCAGGCGCGGCATTGGCCGGCATGCGAAGCAAGTCCACCGTCGTGTTGCAGGAAATGCAGAACGCCGGCAGCAGCGGTTGAACCGCCGCGACAAAATACGTGCCAAGCTGGCCGGTCAGATAATCGCCCGCATCAACGGCCGAGGTATCAAACAGCCCGTACCACCGGCTGTCGCCATACTCGTTCGGCGCGTCGAAGCGGAAGGCCGCCTTGGCGTCGAATGCCGCGGTGATCGTGCCAATCTGGTTGCCCAGCGGCGCCAGCGGGTCAGTCGGGCGATATTGCGTGTAGGTCGTGCCGGCCTTGCTGCCGGCGATGCGGTAGCCCTTGGAGACAAGGGCCTGCATGCGGGTGCCGTCCATTAGGCGCGCATCAGCCGGTTGCCGCCACCTGCCAAGCCAGGGCCAGGCGGTAGGCCGAGATACGCGCACATGCGGAACCGCCACTGATCGAACAGCGCGGCCCGATCGCCAACCTCGCTGCGATTGCGCTTCCACACCGCGGCCTGATCGGTATCGAGGTTCGCGCCCGCACCAGCCACGGCGGTTTCCAGCCCGGCCAGCGTGGTCAGGTAGGTGCCCAGCACGGTTTCTTCATTTGTCGAAAGCGAGGTCAGCCGGCGATGCAGCGACATGGTGACCATGCCGAATTGCATGTAGACCACATCCTGATCGTCGGTGATCGTCATGGTGGTGCCGGCCAGCGGATAGCCGGCATAGCGACGCACATCGGTCATCTGCGCGTCGGTCAGGGCCACAGGCTCAGTCCTTCGTCTTCTTCGCCGCGGCAGGCTCAGCCCACAGTTCCTGCCCTTCGGCGAAGTCATCCGCATTGATGACGATGTAGCCCAGCGGGTTTTCGTCGCTGATTGGCGCGACAATCCGCGCGGTTTCACACTGCATGGCGCAGTCCTCCAAGGAGGCGGGCGACGCAACCGGCCGCCCGCCGTTTCAGGATCAGCCCAGCAAAATGGCGACGTGGTTCGGCTTCACGTTCGCCGTGCCCCAGGCCAACCGGACGTGGTAGGTCGCCTGCAAGAACTGGCGATACAGCGCCACGTCGAAGGTGATGCCCGAGACCGGGTCGGTCACCGTCATCGTGTCATCGGCCATGTCCATCGACTGCCCGCCAGGGCCGACCGGCATCGCCGGGGCGCGCGTCACGAGTTGCAGCGCAGACTTGGAGAAGGCCAGGTTCGGCGTGTAGCTGCTGCCGATGGTCATGGCCGTGGCGCTGGTGGTGATCGCCACCAGCAGGCCCGGCGCGGCCAGGGTGATGACGCCCGGTGCCGCAACGCCAGCCGCAACCACGTACTTGTTGGTGTCGCCCGCGAAGGTCACCACGTCACCGGCCAGGACGGTGCCGCTGCCGGTGATCAGCGTGATCGCCGTGGCGCCCACCGCATAGCCCGCGGTGTTGGTGGTGTAGCTGGTGCCGGTGCCCTTGGTGAACAGCGTCGCGCTGCCGGTTTCGCGCAGGTCGAAACCTTCCAGGCGGCCAATCATGCCGTCGCGCAGCAGCGCATCAGTGCCGGCTTCGTTCACCTTGAACAGCACGTTCTGCTTGCCGCGAAGGTTGGCCATGGCCGCCGAGTTGGCGACCATCTGGAGGTCCGTCTGGGGAGCGCCGTTGTCGTTCAGGATTTTGCGAACCTGCGCAATATCGCTCAGGTCAGCGGCGGTGCCAAACGGCGCGGTGCCTGCGGTGCCATAGGCGCGCGAGGCGCCAAGCTGGGCCGCCGACAGCAGGTCCACTTCCATCAGGTTGCCGAGGGTACGGAACGCCTGGGCAAACTGGTTCATCAGCAGTTGGTTGTAGCTGCCGGCGTTGATCAGGCCGCGCTGCTCTTCACCGTTCCAGCGGATCGGAACGTGCTTGCTCTTGCTGATCGTCATGGTGGTGTTGCCCACCGTCTGATCACCAGTGTTCGGCGGCGTCACGGCCGGGGTGTTGTCGGCGGCGGTCGCGGCCGGCGCAACCGGCACCATGATGGTCTGGTTCAGCGCGGCGCGCTCGGCGCTGGTGTTGCGTGACGCGGAGCCGATGGCGCCCATGAGTTCGCGCGAGACGACGTCAAGGGCTTCGTAGATGGTAGGCGTGAGGGACGTCAGCGTATTCGCCATGGTGGCGCGCTCCTAGCTGGATGGGGTTTGTTCGCGGGTCGGCCATCCAGCCGGTGCGCCTCTCCCCATCCAGGGTCGGGCTAGGTAGTCTTGCGCCGTGGGGCGCCGTGTTACGTCCGGTGCCGCGCTACTGCGGCACCCACTCGTTGGCGCGGCTCATCAGTCGGCCACAGTTCCGCCGGCCTTGACGTGCGCCATGCGCTCTGCCGGCGCCAAGGTCTCGAAAGCCTTGCGCGCCATCTGCTTGGAACCGCCGCCGCTCGCGCCACCCTGCGCGCCGCCGCCACTCGCGCCAGTGCCCTTCAGGATCGTGTCGCGGTGCGGATAGGCTTGCACCAGCATTTCAACGGCCTCATCGAAGTCGGCCAGTTCGCCTGGGTTCGCGCGGCTGTAGATCGTGTTGCCGTCCGGTCCCTTGGCCACCACGCGGCCATCCGTCAGGCTGAAATGCTTGCCGAAGGCGGCTTCCACCATGTCGGGCGGAATGGCCAGCTTCTCGCCGATGAACTTGGACCGGGCGAAGGCACCGCCGATGACTTCGCGGTGCAACTGGGTTTCCAGTTTTTCCGCCTTGGTGACGAACGGCTTGTATTTCTCTTCAACCGCCTTGGCGGTTTCGGACTTGATGCGCTCTACCTCACCGGCCGCGATCAACTGCTGATCGCCGAGGTTCTTGACCGTCGCCAGCGCCTTGCGGGCGGCGTCGGCATCCTCGATACCCTCAAACAGCTTGGCGCGGCTCTCGGCCGCCTCCGCGCGTTCTCGGTGCCCCTTGGCTTCGCCATTCAGCCGGCCAATCGTCGCCAGCGTCGCGGGGTAGTCGAAGACGATCTCCTTGCCGTCATCGGCCACGTAAACAGGCTTGCCGTCGCTGACCACAACCTGACCGGCGTCGCTCATCTTCAGTTTCATGGTGGGGCTTTCCGGCCATCCGGCCGAGTGGTGAAAGGCATCCGCCTCTCAGTTGCGCCGCGTTGGCATCAGCCGTGCGGCAATCTCGCTAGGCGTCCCTGGCCGGGTCAGGCTCAGGCGCCGCAGGATCGGGTTTCTTGTCAGCCGGCAGCACCTTCGCGCGCTCCAGCTCCTCATGCACATCAACGCCCGGCCCAAGAATGCCTCGGCGCTTCAGCTCGGCGTACAGCGTCTCACGCGACAGGCCGCCGCGCGCTTCCATGCCTGCCAGCAACTCGGCCGAAGCCTCGGCCAGCGTGGCGGCGCCGAAGTCGCGGTAGATTTCCACCGTGCCGCCGGTCGGCAAACCAACCCAGCGCGCCATCAGGGCCAGCGCTTGGTCAATGCAGTCTTCCAACACCTGCACGATCCGTTGCAGGTCGCACATGCCCTGCTCGTTGTCGGCGACGGTCTGGACTTCGGTGATGTTGCCCGGCTTGATGACCAGCAACTCGGCGCCGGCCTGGCGCATGCGGTCCTCAAGGTCCAGCAGCGAAAGGCGCCCGGCTTCGATGGCCGCGCCGGAATGCTCAACATATTTCAGGTCGGCATGCTCGCCATCGGTACTGACGAACGAACCGGCGCCAACCGTGATCGTCGTCCCGGCCAGCCCCTTGGCGAACAGCAGCGGCACCCGCGCAACATGCAAGATGGTCTGCTGATCCGACTTCGATTGCCAGTGCTCTACGTTGGCGTGCGCCAGTTCCAGCATGGGCGGCGTGCCGACCATGAAACCCGCGCGCCGGCCATACACCGGGATGAACGGGATTTCCGGCAGCGTCGAAACGCCCTCGCCGAACAGCACCCATTCGATTTTGCCCGCCTCCGTCGCCTTGGCGCGGTAGGTCTGCCACGCGCCCGGCGTCAGCACCCGAACCTGCTCAATCGCCTTGGTGGCGAATGGACCGTCTTCAACCTCGACGGTTTCCAGCAGCCGCAGTTGCGTCAGCTTGCGCTGGCCGCCGACAACCTCGGACTTCCACCCAAGGATGGCGCCGGCCTTGATATGCACCAGATACGGCCGAATGCCGGCCTGCTGTTCCTCGGCCACCGTGCGCGCGCCGGGGTTTGGCGGGCAGTCAACCAGGATGCCGCAGAACCCGCGCGCTAGCGCATCCTCGCACACCTCGGCCGCGAACACATCGAGGTTGCGGCCCTCCAAATCCACATCGGGCAGCATTTCCGCAACCCGCGGCGGCACGTCATCGCCAATCGTGATCGGCTTGGAAAACGGCTTGCCGGTCAGGACCGAAACCGTGCGCTGATAGGCCGGGAACAACGTCGACGTCGCCAGCCGCGCCTTGTAGCTCTCGCCATCCTCTGCCGGCCACTGCGGAAGATACGCCTGCTTGGCGGCCCGCATGGCGCGTGTGCCGCCCATCAGGGCATCCACCAGCGCCCAGTCCTGCGCCATGGCAGCAACCGCCGCGGAAGGCGTCCGAACATCCATGCGCGCCCCCTAGAGCCGAAGTGGTTGGGCCGTGGCGGGGGCTATCTGCGGCTCCACCATCAACTCGGTAAGCGCCCACACCAGCGCATCAACGCGGTCTGGGCTGCTGCCGTGCGCCTTGCGGTCAAGGTCGGCGGTAAACCCACACATCTGATCTTCAAGCGCCGCGAATGCACCCACATGCTTAACGCGGCCTTGCTCGTACAGCGCGCCCACCGGCTCAGCCCGAACCGCCTTGCCTCGCGTGGCACGAACGGCGGTGAATGATGCGGCGCGGTCAACCATGCGAATGGTTGCCTCAACCAAGTCGCCGCCGTTGTTCACCTCGGCCACGATGCGATCAGCCTTGTGCGCCTTGTAGGCGTTCACGGCTTTGCGCGCCCATGCGTCTGGGGTGTCTTTGCAGGTCAGGTCGTCCAGCACGTAACCGATGCCATCGGCGCCAACGCCAGCCACGACGATGCCGGTCTCGTCCGCGCTCTCGCCGCTGGTGACGGCTGGGTCGATCGCCACCACCACGCGGCGCAGTGTGTCGGGCGCCTGCCGCACGCGGTTCGCGTCCAGCATTGCCCGGTTCCACATCGCGCCGGGCACGTCCTCAAGCAACTCGGCATTCAGTTCCTGCCGGCCGAGGCGCGTCCCCTCGTATTTGCGCACCACCTGCGCCATGAAGCTTTCGGCCAGGTTGGCGCGGTTGTCATAGGTGCTGCCGCGTGTGATCTTGCAGCGCGGATCGTTCAACAAGTCGCGCACCAGCTTGACCGGCTTCGGCGTGGTGGTGATGACGCAACGCGGTTGCTTACCGAGACGAAGCCCGAACATGAGCATATCGAACGCTTCGGGATAGCGCCACGCCGCGAGTTCGTCGCAGTTGTGGACAAGAATGCCGTTAGCGAAGAATTCCCGCGCGCCCTCTACCGCAATGTCATAGACATCTCGGCGATCTTCCAATCTTTCCACGGAAGCGATTATCAGCGTGGAAAGCGAGGGCGCACGCCCTTTTGCAGAACTTAGCATTAGATCGGGCGCTGGCAAAGGATGCGCCACAACACGCGCAAGCGATGATCCGCTCTGACCGACTTTCAGCCCTATCAGATGCAGCCAACGTGTTGCACCGCTTCGTGCAATAAAGCTGAACGCGGCGCGTTGCCGTGTAGCTTTCGCCACACCTCGCGCACTGGCGAGCAGATTGCCCAAACGCGCCAGAGCGGGCGGCCTCGATGCAAGCAGAAGAACAGAACCGCGTGGGGTGCTTAGACCCGCTTCGGTACTCCCCGCCACACTGAATACACCGAAGCGCGCGCCCCATCCGTAAGGCATGGTTGCGTCGAATAGCCGCGAGAGCGTTTGCAGCAGCAAGCTCTTTATGGGGCGGAAGGTTTTCGGCCGCGTGGTGCGCAGCATGGGCTGCGTGCGTGAGAAGTTCGAGGTTCTCCAGCCTGTTGTCGGCCTTGTCGCCGTTGATGTGGTGAACATGAGACCCGGCCGGGATTGGGCCGTGCTCCGCTTCCCATATTTCCCGATGAAGCCGGGCAGTCGCTTCGTAGTGCCCGTTGCCGTAGCGGTGCCAGAGTTTGCCGCCCCACTGCACGCATTGACCGCACATAAAACCATCCCTGGAGAGAGTTGCCCAAGGGGAAGAAACCCCACGCCCTCAATCCACACAGGATGATCGGCAGTGCCGATTATAGCTTGTCCACCCACAGAACGCAAAAGAAACACTTCAGCTTTTTGTCTCGTCATCGCAGAGGCGAGCACGCGGCGGGGACCGGATCGCGTCAGCACCTCATCGTCTGCGGCAACAGCAGAAAGTCGCTTCAGGGAACCGTCGCCCATCGTGACCAACGTATCGCCAGACAGGCACCAGGCGGCATCACTTTGAGGCCCGCGAAGTCGCTCCGGCTCATCGGCCGAGTAGGTGGTAGCGATGGCGCCGTTGGGCCATGTCAGGCGCCGCTTGCTTGGCTCATACAGTGGCCGGTCATCAGGCGGCGAGATGGCGAGGATGCCGCTCTCGCCCTCAACCATCACGTCGCGCACATCGGCGGCGGTAGGAGCCACCAGCGCAATGCGGCTGCATGTGTTTTTCGCTTGCCGCACCCACTCGGCGCCGGTTCGCGTCTTGCCGAAACCTCGGCCAGCCAGCAGCAGCCAGAACGTCCAATCTCCCGGCGGGGCTAGCTGGTTCTGCCGCGCCCAAAATCGCCAGTCGTATTCCAGCGACCGTAGCTCGGCCGGGGATAGGTCACTCAGTACGCTCAGGCGGGTTGCCTCGGGCAGCGAGGCCAGCGAGGCGGCTAGCGATGCGGTCAAGCGGGGTGTCCATTTCGATGGCCTTGCCGCCGGGGCCGCTTACCTCGCTCGGCTGCATCGGCGCGCCAAGCAGCCGCTTTTCCACGCTCTCGGCCGCGGCCAGCCCAAGGGCCTGCGTCTCAGGGTCGCGGGCTATCTGCACGCGGATGGCCAGCATTTCCGCCGCAAGGTCCAGTTTCTTGGCCATGTGCGCCGGGTCTTTGGAGAGCGCACGGATTGCTTCGCCCTTTTCGTCGGGGGTAATGCGCGACATGCTCGCCCCCTTCGCGGAACCACCCCAGCCGGCGCCTTTCTTCGGGCCGTGCAACCCGGCGCCGTTGCCTTTCGGCCGGGTGCCCGAGGTTCTACCGCCGCGAGGCATGGCTTAAACCGGGCGCGATTTTGGAGGATGCGCCATCCCTGGCATATTTCGTTCCCACAGGCAAGGGGGAATTTCAACCGGGTGGTTCATCACATCCCCCAATGGCTGACCAGCCCGCCCAGCGCGCCGCGAACCGCAATGATCGTCACTTCCTTGCGCTCATGCCGGCGCCGGGCGATATCGTCCAGCGGCAGGTTGTCCCGCACGTACAGGCGCAGCAGGGCGCAGGCATCAGGGCCGATCGAGGCGTGCGCGGCGCGCAGGCTGGCCGCTGCCTGTACCTGGGACATGAGCGGGTGTCCCTGGGTATGCGGCGCGCGGTTGGATGGCATGCCAATCTCGCCCCTATCTCTGGCGCCGTGCTCATGCTCACAGGTGATGGCGTACCTATCTGCCGCCTCGCGCATTTCGTCGGAAATCCCGCCCTTTTTCCACCACCCGACATAGAGCGGCACCACCTGCGCCCGGCGGATCGTGCGGTTGGGCTGGCCAGGGTCGGCCACCTCCTCAACCACCACCCGCGCCAGTACCGCGCCATAGTCGCTCAGGACCACGGCCGGGCGTGCCGCTGATTTGGCCGCGCGCGCGCGTTTTCGGTTGCTCATGGATAGGCTCCGTTCAATGAGAAACTCTCATGCATCAACCCCGCAAAATGTGCTTGCCTTGCGCACATAATGTGGTTAGGTTGCACACATGGCCGGCGGATGGCGCTGGCGGAAACGGAGAGACGACGATGACCAAGCAGACGATGACCTTTGAAGAAGCCTCCAAGATCGGCGCCGCTGTTCTGGCCGATAAGTCCGCTGCCCTGCTCTGGAATGCCCTGCGCGGCCGGGTCATCGCGGAAGGCCCCGAGAGCATCCAATCCCCCGCGCTGCTGGCGATCCTCGCGGGCCGCATGGGCGGCAAGCGCCCGGCCGCAAGGTTCTTGGCCGCCATCATCGCCACGGTTCACTGACAACCCCGCCGGGGCTACGGCCCCGGTTCCCCTGCCCCTGATGGAGAGACGACGATGTTCACGAAGCAAGGCAACACCGCAGGCTTCACCACCGAAGGCCACCCGATTTGCGGAAACTACAGCCGGAACGGCAAGCAATGGCAGGTCTGGATTGACACTGGCCTGGGTGGCCTGACCAACAGCCGCCGCCGGACCTTCGACACGAAGAAGGCCGCCGAGGCTTACGCCGCCACGATGATCGACGCCGCGAAAACCGCTAAACTGCGCTGGTGGTAGGGCGATGGCCGGAAAGACCCTCTGCCAAATGGAACCCATCATGCAGGCGCGGCTGGCGGCAGCGAAGGCCGCCCGTGAGGCGCCCATGGACGCCCCCACCTTCCGCACCCTCTGCGCCCGCTGCGGCTGGTCCGCCCGCCAGGTCGCGGCGGCCTGGGGGCACTCGGCCAGCGCCAGCACGTCGTGGACCGCCGGCCGATACGCGGTCCCGGCTGACGTCGCCGCGTGGCTCGCGGAGGTCGCCGCGGTCATCGCGCGCCACCCGACGCCGGCACCGCTGCCGGTGTTGGCGCAGAAAAATACGCGGCCCCCACAAATAGGCGCTTGACGCCTAGGCGTTTGGCGCCTATGTTCTGGTCATCGGCAAGGGAATGGACCCGGCCGATACGGAGATTAAGACCATGACCTACGCTGTCACCACCCGCCCTGAGAATACCAACGGAGGCGCCGGCTTCGTCATCGAAGCGAACGGCTACCCGCTGGAAGTCGGTATGGGGGAAGCCTGCGCCATGCACATGGCCATTCAGCGCGGGGAGGCTGCGGCCAAGCGGGCCTATGAGCGCATCTTGCGTGACCGCATCGCCGGGAAGGGGCGCCGCTAACATGACCGCCGATGAATTCCGCGCCGCGCTGGCCGCCCTGGGATACACCCAGTCGGCTTTCGCCCGCTTGCTGGTGCGGCACAACCACCCGGCCCGCGACGTGGCCCGCAGCGTGCGGCGCTGGGCGCAGATCGGGCCGCCCGCCGAGGTGGTGGTGATCCTGTCGCTGCTGCGGTAGGTCATGCGGCCTCCGGTTCTGGCCGCACGCCCTCGCACACAACCCTAACCACCCCGGCCGCCCGCGCGAACGCCGCGCAATCGTCGCACACCCGCCAGTGGTTGACGTAGACCGTCGCCCCCACTGCCCACGGCCCGGCGGCGCGGATCGCCATAACCTCGGCATGCCCCGGCTGCTGGCATACCTCCCGGCATAGCCGGTAATCGTCGCGCCCATGCCCCGCCTCGATCCTGGGGCACACGTATTGCGGGCGCCGGCAGTCGTTGGCGCCGAGGAATACGCGGCCCTCGGGGGTGACCAGCCGGGCGGAAACGTGAGCTTTGGCGCAGGTCATGCCTTAGCGTCCACCAGCGGCTTGCGCGCCTTGGCAGCGGCCACCCTAGCGGCCACCCTCGCAGCGGCCGTTTCTTGCCACCACCGGAGGAGAGGAATGGGCAGTTCTGCCTTCGGGTGCGGCGACCATCGCCGGGGCCACGGGTCTGCGTTTTCGCCGCCCCATGCCATCTCAGCCCAGTAGCCAACCCGCGCCGGCACGAAACTGGGTGCCTCCCCCTCCCAGCCGGCCACCATCATCGCCGTTGGGTCGGTTCCCGTTCCAATCAGGTGACGGGCGGCGGCGTAAAGCGCACCCGCCCCACGGTGCTCAGCGCCATCCGGCGTGAAGGCGCTATCGCCCTTGAAATCGACGCAGGTCACGCTGAAGGCCCCGCCAGCGGCTTGGAGAGGTCCGGCGCGGCATGGGTAGCGGCCGACCCGTCAGAGGCGGCCACAGCGTCGTCTGGCGCCCATCCGTGCCCGTCCAGCACGGCCAGCGCCCCTGGGTGGTTCGGCACCCCCAGCAGCGCCGCCACGGCCTGGACGGCGCGAGCGTCGTGCCAGTCGGCCGCCTCGGCATGGTCGCGGAGGGCGGCCAGTGCTTGAGCGACGTCGCCACGGGCGATCAGGCGGCGGATGCGGAGGATGGGGGCGGGGATCACTTGCCGGCCGGGGTCAGGGCCAGCGACATGAACTTGCCCTTCTTGCCTTCCTTGATCCAGGCAGAAAGGCGGAACGGTGCGCCGTTCACCGTGACGGAGCCGGTGTAATCCGGGTGGTTGTCCTTCTCTTTCTTGTCGTTCCGAAAGAGCGTCCCGCTCATGTCGCGCTGCTGAAAATCAGACATTGAAGGCTCCTTCGCTGATGGTTTGGGGAGGTTGGGGAGGGCTGGGGAGGCTCAAAACTCAAATCCCCCTACTGTGTGTGTGCGCGCATGCTGCAAACTTATGTCCCAGGGCTATCCCCATCCCTCCCCAACGGGACTGAAAGGGTCTGAAAATGAGGCGCGGCAATGGGTTTTGGTGAGTTGGATCGGCGCTGTGGTTGCCCTCTGCCCTCCCCAAGTCCCTCCCCAAGTCCCTCCCCAACCTCCCCAAATCCCTCCCAAAGCGGGCGCTACTGCGCATAGCGGCTGTCCTCCTCGTTCTTGAGGCCCAGCCCGGCGATCAGGTTCTTGCCGGCATACTTCGTGCGACGAAGCCCCTTGGTCCGGTCGATCTTCTCGGCAAACTCGGGGCTGCTGAGCGCGGTCTCGCCGGTTCCGCGGCACCATTCGCGGTAGTCGCTGAACAGCGCGCCAGGCCCCACGGAAAGGCCGCCATCGAGGATGCAGCGTTCATCCATCCATCGGCCGAAAACGTCCTGCCGCACGAAGTAGTCGCTGCTGGCTCGCTGAATGGCGTCGGCGGTGCCTAGGCGGTCGTCTCGCCAGTCAAGGCAGCCATCGATGGCCCAGCGAAGGATGGCCGGGTACTCGGGCACCAGGTCGGCCTTCAGGTCAAAGTTTGGCTTGGCCGGTTTATGCTCGAAGGGGATGATGCGAAGGCGCCGCTCCATCGCCGGGCTGCGGCCTTTGAGGCTGGGCGCGTGATTGCCTACAAACTGCAACTTGCACTGTGGCCGGTAGGTGTAGACGCGCCCGTGTGGCTGGCGGGCGGAAACCGGCGTCTCGTTGCCGGTCAACTCCTTGATCTGCGCCTCGGCCCAATGCCGTCCGCTTTCGGTTTCAGATGCGGTGACCAGCCGGGCGCCGGCCATCTGGGCGCGGTAGTATTCCTGATTCTGTCTGCCTCCGGCCGTGAAGGCTTCAATGGGCATGGCCACGGCATAGGCGCCCATGATGGCGGCCAGAACACCAGTGAACACGCCCTTGCCGTTGCCGCCGTCGCCGTAGAGGAAGCATAGCACCTCCTCGGAAACATCGCCTGTGAGGCAGTAGCCGGCCCAGCGACGCAAGAACGCCTGAAGGTCTTTGTCCCCGCGCGTGGCCTCGTCCAGAAAGCCCAGCCAGATCGGGCAAGGCGCGTCAGCCGCCGCTGGCGCGACCGATGTGTGCTTGGCAATGTAGTCTTCCGGGCGCCCATCGCGGATTTTGCCGGTGCGGAGGTCAACAACCCCATCTGGCGTGCCCAGCAGCCAGCCATCGGCATCCCAAACCGCGCCATGCACGGCCACCAACGGATCGGATCGGGCCGCCTCCTCGACGGAACGGACGAAGCGAACCTTGGTCATCGCCTTTTCGTCGGCGGGCAGCAGAGCGCGCGCGCGCTCTCCCTCAACGAACAGTTTCACCCTCTCCATAGCCCCGGCGACACTATCTTTTTCCCAAATGGAGCCTGACCAGACGAACCAACTCTTATCATCGTGGTCATAGGCCAGTCGCCCAGCCATCGCCGCGGCGAAGCGCCGGGCCACATCGGTTTCGCCAAAGTCCAGCGGGTTGCGCCCGGCGTCGGGCGGCATCTCGTTGTGACGGCGGGCGGCGAGGTCGATGATGTTGGCCAAGTCGTCCCCGTCCATGCTTAGGCGCGCTCACTCATCGGGGCGGCGGCGCCGGCCTCGAACCCGGAGCGAATGGTCTGGCGGGTTTCCCCATCCTCAAGGCCGATATGACGGCCAGCGGTGTAGAGGGCGAAGATGGCGTCGCGCTCGTTCAGTTTGCCGGTTGCCGACAAGCCGCCAGCCGTGAAAGCGGCGCGGTTCAAGGCGGCGTTGCGGGTGCCGGGCGCGGCGCGGATCACGTCGTCAACGGCGCGGGCCAGGATTTTGGCGGCGCGATCCTCTGTCAGAATGGCCGGGCGTTCGGGCCTGGCGGGCTTGGCCGGCGGCGCCACCAGCTTCAACAGCCATGCCGGGGCGACGGGCGCGGATACCTCCCACGGGGCGGCTTCCCAAGAATAGAGCCGCTTCGTCGTGCGGTGCCGCGAAGGGCTGATGGTGAACTGCACACGGCGGGCGCGCGGGTCGATCCCCGCCACCGGCCAGCCGCTTTCGCACTTGATCGGGTGGCCGGCGTCGCGGAACACCAGCAGATGACCACCCCCGCCGCTTCGGCCATGGGGATGCGGTGGCAAGGCGCCGTGTTGATCCTCCCACGCGCGCAGGGCTGAAACGCCATCGGCTACGTGGTCGGCTGAGGGCGCGTCAACGTCCAGCGCCCAAACCCCTGAACCTTCGGGCACCACGGACCAGTTGCAGCCGGCGAACTCATGCTGCCAGCGGTCGATCTGGTCCAGGTCGGCGGTGGCCGCCTGTAGGTATCCCTTGAAGCAGCCGGCGCGGTTCGGCCAGACCGGGGTAAGGCGCCAACCCAGAAGCGCCACGCGCTCCAAGTCGGGATGCAGGCTTGACGTCGCCACGGATGCACTCACCGCCGCAACCCCTCGGCCGGCAGCGCAGCGCGGAGCGTGCCGGCATAGACGACGCCATGGGCGCCGAGGGCGTGGCGCACCTCTTCCAATGACCGGCAGGTATAGACCGGGAACCCCATGGCGCTCAGCTCGGCGTGGGCGGTCTTCTGCGCATCGGACAGCGTTCCGCCGGGCGCCTTCAGCTCGATCAGCACGGCGCGACCATTCGGCAGCCACACCTTCAAATCCGGCGATCCAGCCCATACGCCGAACGCCTTCATCTTCTGCCCGTACCGCATCCGCGCTTCTTTGGTGGCGCCAGTGCCCTGCGCAGTGGAGACGGTCGCCTCCATCCGGCCGCATGAAGCGTGGCGCTTGAAGTCGGCCAGCACCGCAACCTGAAGCATCTTCTCCGGTGCCCCTGGCTTCTTCTTCGGCGCCATCGGATCACGCGGCGCGCGGGCCTTCTTCTGCCGGAGCTTGCCGACATACGACGAAAGGGCCGCACCCTCGTTTCCGCCGAGGTAGAGGTCGAGGATTTTGCTCATGCCGGCGACGCCTTGACGAAGTTGCCGCGCTCGTCCCGCGGCTGCGTGCTCCGAATTGCCGCGTTGGCCACTGAGCGCTTCCGATGCAGGGACTTCGCAGTGAGCCGGCGGCGTAGTTCCTCAGCGCGCAGGCACGGCTTGCACATGAGGACGAACACCACATCATCCCCGCACCGCTCGCACGCCATGACCGGCAGCGCGACCACCCGCGAAAAAGCCGCCGGGACGGTGTGACCCGCCCCGGCGCAGTTTGAGGGAGGAACCACACGCTGCGCTGGATAACCCGCCAGCGCCCCCGCGGTCTGATTGCGCGCAGCGACGAACGCCAGCGCGACCGCCTCGGCAGGGATGCCGGGCTGGTAGGAAACCTCGGGCACCGCGGCGCCGGGGTAGGCGGGGAGCGTGCGGGTCATGGCGTGACGCTCGCCGCAGCGGCGCGCTTAGCCGGGCCACAGACGCTCTCGCCGCCCTCGGCATGCCACTGGCATTCGGCGTGACAATAGACGGAGCCGCACGGGCCGCGCGCTGCAATGCCGGTGGGGTGCTGCGTATCCCACGCGATATCGAAAGAACCGCATTCATGGCAGTCGCGTGCGTCGGCCGCGATCTTTGTCAGCGCTTCATCCATCCGGCGCAACTCAGCCGCCGCATCGGCAAGCATCGGCTCACCGATTTGCATGGCCATGGCATCAAGCCAGGAAAGCATTTCCCGGAGTTGCTGACGGCTCATGCGCGCGTCTCCTTCGTCTCAGTCTTCAAGGATTCCTTGAGACCTAACAGCCCTGCGTCATACCCGCGCCTCCACGCTGCGGCGCAGTGACGCTCAATCAACTCGACCAGGGCATCTTCTGTCCTGCGGTTGAAGGTCATGCCGGTCGCCTCGAAAATCTCGCTGCGCGGATTTGATGGGGTGCGGATCACAGCCCCTCCCCCGCGAAATACCCGCGCAATGCCGGCGTGACGCGCAGCGCCAGCGCGGCGGCAGCGATGAGCGCGGCGGCGGTGGTCATGCGTCACCCATGGCGGTTGTGGGGTAGCTCAGGCTGTGCTGCACCGGAGCGGGCGCGGCCGGGACGAACAGCGACGGCTGGCGCGCGGCCTCGGCTACGCGGCGACAGGCGGTGTCGAAGTAGCGCGGCTCGATCTCTATCCCGATGCAGGGGTGGCCCATCTGCACGGCGGCAACCAGCGTCGTGCCGCTGCCCATGTAGGGATCGAGGATCGTACCGCCGGGCGGAACCTTGGCGCGTTCGATGGACCAGCGCATGAGCGTGGATGGCTTCTGCGTTGGGTGCTGCCGTTCGTTGACGCCTTCGCCCGCTCCAGGGTTTGCCGCCCGGTGTTTGTAAAAGACAAAGACGCCCGTGCCGCCATTAGCCCAGGCAACTTCGCCATCTGAAAGGAAGGCCCCGAATGCGTCGGGATGCTGCTTCAGCCAGATGAGCGTTCGTCCGGCCGGCAGCCTATCGCTGAAATGGTTCATCCCCCACAACACGGCAGGAACGCCGAGGGCTAACCAAGGGGCGGGATCGAATGGCTCGGCGTCCCCCACAATGGATGCTCCCCAATCATTCCCACCACGGCTGAAGCGCTTGGCGTTCGTGTCCCACTTCATCCCATACGGCGGATCGCTAATCAGCGCCGCCGGGCGCGGCAGCTTCGGCGCAATCTCGCGGCAATCCCCCAACACCAGCAGCGCGCCGCCGATGCGTTCCACACGCTTGGCCCCGGCGGCGTAGAGGGTGGCGTCCGAGATCACGGCTTAAGCCTCGCCTTGCAGCGCTTCAGTTGCGCGAAGCACCAGCCCTCGACTATTTCCAGCCGGCTTGTCAGCCACCCCGCGCAGTTCGTCGCGCGCCGCCAGAACGTGAGGCGAAGGTATGAAATCATCTGCGGCCTCTAAGGCTTGGAGTTCCAGGAGAAGGGCGGCGCGACGTTCGGCCCGCAGCAGGCGGCGAGCCTCAACGGCGCGGATGTAGACGGCGGCATCGACACGGGCCGGCTCTCCAGCGCGGAAGCCCCTTGCCCAGCGCTCAGAGACGCCGAGGGCTTGGGCGGCTCGGTACAAACCAGCCTTAAAACCAAGGTGGGTAACCCACCCCTCGATAACCTCACGGCAAATGCTAGCCGGGTTATCGGCACACTGTGCCGTAGGCATTAGGCGCGCTCCTTTGCATGCTGTCGGACATGCAAGGCACCAAGCGACTGACGACTGACGGGCTGATGAACCAAGGCGCTGCAACGCCTTGGCTCGACCGTCTCTTGCTCGCGCTGCTCGCCGCAATCCTGCTGGCCGAGGCTGGCGCGCTGTTCGTGTGGCTGGCGTAAATGGGCGGCGGGCAAGCCCCCCCGGACAGTCCCGCCGCCCTCGCGCTCGGCCGCGGGAGAAATCGGCGAGCGCGAATGGTACACGGCGCGCGGATCACCTGCGGCGCGTGCGTTGTTGACAATGCTATGGATGACGTCGGTGGTTGTACGGAGCGCGCGGGCTGTTTGCCCCTCGGTCGCCCCGGCTTCCCACATGCGCAGCGCCAGGTCGCGGTCAATCGGCAGCACTCGCTTGCGGTTCACGGCCCGAACATCGCCGGCCTTGCGCGCCCGATGCGCGATTACCTTGACCAAGTTCGGCGAGATACTCAGCCGCCCGCCAATCCATTCAATGGACCGGCCCGCCGCCCAGTGATCAAGAACCGCGTTGTTCCGGCATGCGATCTCTATACTGGGCTGCATGCTCACGGCTTAGCCCCTCGCCAAACTGAACAACAGGATGCCGACGCCAACCGCAGCCGAGGCGCCCAACAGCGCGAGGCAGGCGGCCCACAGGAGGCGGTTCATGGGGCAGCCTCGGCCGTCTCGACCAACCCGGCGAACAGGTCAGGGCGAATGTCGCTCGGGTCCACGCGCAGCAATGCCGCCAATGGGCGAACCCGCTCGGCTGGAATGCGGCTCGATGCCCAGATGCTCACTGTCGGCTCGGAAACCCCCAGCGCATCGGCAACCGCCCGCTGCTTGAGGCCCGAGGAACGCAGCGCCGCTCGAAGATCGAAGTTGCTCATGGGGGAAAGTTTGCCCACAGCAAAGTCCGCATGACAAGGGATATCTTTGATGCGGGCTAACTCTTTGCTCCCGCTGCATTCAATTCGTAGGTGTCAGACGCTATCGGAGTGGATGGAAAAAGACACCCCAGCCCACGCCCGCGCACCTACCCGGCGTAGTGCACAAAAAGCGGAGCAAAAAGCCATGTTGCTCAACCTACGGTCGTGGCTTAAATTCAGGGGGCTAAAACAAAAGGACCTGGCTAATGCCCTTGGGGTGTCTGAGCCAACGATCTCCCTATGGATTTCCGGAGATCAATCCATGACGGTTGCAACGCTCCGGCAGATCGCAGTTGTACTTCAAGCGAAACCGGAGGACCTACTTAGAGACCCAAACGAGGCAGATTTGGCGCCTATGGTCGCGGAATCGCTGCGCCTGTTTGATAAGCTGTCGGCCGAGCAATGGGACATGGTGCTATCAATCGCGCGCGTCATGGCCGGCGAGCCGAAAAAGAATTAGGTTTGGGCAAAGTTTTCAGTTGACGGCAAAGTTTGCCTAAACCAAAGTGGGGCCACCGAACAACGGAGGCCCCACCCCATGCCCTACCCCGAAAACTTCAGCGAACGCGCTGCCGGCCTGGCGCCGACCCGCGCCGCCCTGGCCCGCGAAAGCGCCTACGCCAGCTTCGACGCGGCATTCACGCGCCTCGGCCGCGCCTTCACCGCGTTCGAGAACGCCTATGGGCGGATCGAAGACGCCGGCTGCGATGACAGCACCGACGCGGACGACCTGGAGCGCCTGACCGCCGAGGCCGAGGCGCTGACCAGCGGGATTGAGTGCGCCATCCGCGTTCACGGGATGCCTGAGGTTGCGGCGTGAGCGCGCGGTACGAGGCCGGCAGCCTCACCGAAGTCGCGGATCATTTTTACCAGATGGCGCGAGTTCAGGAAGGATACGCCGACAGGTGCGCGACGCAGAAAGCGCGCGCTATTCACTTGGCCCGCGCGACCGTGTGGCGTGAAGCCGCCGACATGCTGCGCATCACCACGATCCGCTCAGAGGTGCCGGCATGAGCGCGCCGCACTACGCCAGCCCGGCGGATTGGGAGCGCGCATCGATGCTCCTCGAAGGCCAATGCCAAGGCGCGGAAATCCTGATTGCTGACGGCAAAGACCCCGATGGCACGTTCGCCAGCTACCGCGACGAGTTGCGCCGGGTGCTGGCATCCATCGCCACGATGGGCGTTACCCGTCCGACTACGCCAACCCCGGCCACGCCGCTGTTGAGCGTGCTGGATCAGGTTCACACAGCACTGCGGCAGGTGGACGCGAGCGACACCACCCAACCACCGACCGACGCGACGCTGGATGCCGTCTCGGCCGCCGTGGCTGCTGTTGAGAATTTTGCCCGGCGCGCACGGCACACCTTGCCCGAGTTTGCGGCGCATCGGCCGAGCCGGTTCGCAGCGCGCCACGGCGACATGGCGCAGCTTGTGGCGGGGGATCGGTGATGGACGAAGACCGCGAATACGAGGCCCGCGAGGCCCGCGCCGACGCCCGCGAAGACCGCGCCGCTCAGCGGTGCCAGTGCGGCGACGACATGCCCGGCCGCTGCCCCGGCCCGGCAAACTGCCCGATGTGCGCTGATGATGAAGAGGAGGAAGCGTGATGACCACCCCATCCTGGCGCCACCCCGCATCACCGTCTGAGCGCCCATTCCTGCGCTTGGTAGTGGACCGCCTGCACGGCTGGGTGACGCCAGCCCCGCCGCCAGTCATCGCCCTGCCGGCGTCTCGGCTACACGCCTCACTCCGCGCCAGCCGGTTCGCTCGCGCTGCCGAGGTGCGGCGACAGGCCCTCGCGGCGCACCATGCGGTTGAGCGGATGCCCCTCGGCCGGGATCGCACCCGCGCTGACCTGGCCGCCCGCGCGCTCTGGTATCGCGCGGATGCGTGGTTTCACAGGGCGGGCGGCGACCACGAGACCGCGCGGGAAATGCTGCGCTGCGAGCTGGAGTGCCGGCGGTGGTTGCGGCAGTCGGGAGGGGTGTTGTGAAGCTTTTGTGCTGCGGCTGTAACGCAAAGGTTGCGGCGCGGCTGACAACCGGCGCCGAGATTTATCCGGGGCGTCCCGATTTGGCCGCACTGCCGTTCTGGCGGTGCGACGCATGCAGGAACTACGTCGGCTGCCATCATAAAAGCCGGCGACCGACCGACCCGCTCGGGAATATCCCGACGCCGGAACTTCGCAACGCTCGGCAGCGCATCCATGCGATCTTAGACCCGGTTTGGAAAAACGGGATCATGTCCCGTAGCGTGGCTTATGCCCGCATTTCCGCGCGGATCGGCCGCGAGTACCACACCGGCGAAATCAAGTCGGTTGAAGAAGCCCGCATCATCTACCGCATCGTGCAGGAGATCGTCCCATGACTGACGACGAAGTAGCCGCGTGGCTGATTGCCGCCGCCCTCGGCCTGCCGGGCTTGGTGCTGCTGCTGGGCGAAGTGCTGCCTGCTGCGGCTTGGGCGGTGCTGGTCCTGGCTGAATGGGCGGGCGTGGCATGATCGGCATTCACCCAACCATGACCCCGGCGCAGTACCACGCGGACCCCTGCTTGGTTCCGAGCCTGTCCAGCGGTATTGCCAAGACGTTGATCCGGCGCAGCCCGATGCACGCCCACCACCAGCATCCGCGGTTCGGCGGCGAAGGGATGGACCCCAGCGCCGCCATGGAGAACGGTAGCATCCTTCACCGGATGTTGCTGGGCCGGGGCGATGACTATGAGGCCATCGAAGCCGACGATTGGCGCACCAAGGCCGCGAAGGATCGCCGCGAGGAAGTCCGCGCAGCCGGCCGCATTCCGGTTCTGGCGCGGGAGCTGGACGCGCTGCGGAAATGCGCCGTTGATGCTGCCGACCACATGCGCCAGCACCCCGATTGCGCCGACTTTTTCAAGCCCGGCACATCCGAGGCGGTGTTGATCGCGCAGGATGGCCCGGCGTGGCTGCGCTGCATGGTGGACCGCATGCCGGCCGACCCGCGCGCGCCTTGGTATGACCTGAAGACGACAGGCAAGAGCGCGGCGCCGGCCGAGTTTCAGCGCGCCATGATCGCGGAGCATGCGTTTCAGCGGGCCTTCTACCTGCGGATTGGCAAGCTGCTTGGCTACCGGCCGCCCGAGTTTCTGTTTGTGGTGATCGAGCAGAAGGCGCCGCATGGCGTCTCTGTGGTCACCGCCGCACCCTCGCTGGGCGAGATTGCCAGCGCCGAGGTTGATCGCGCCGTTGCGCTTTGGGCGCGCTGCCTGAGTGCGGATCGCTGGCCGGGCTACCCGAACCGAACCGCCTACGTCGAAGCGCCCGCATGGGCGACAGCGGCCGAGGAAGCCGAGAACATGGAAGAGGAGATCGCAGCATGAGTTTCACCCTTCGCCCAGCCGTCCGCGAGAAGATCGGGCTGCTGTTCGGCATCGCCGGAGCCAGCGGTTCCGGCAAGACGTTCTCAGCCTTGGTGCTGGCGCGCGGCATCGCCAACGGCACCGGCAAGATCGCGGTGATCGACACCGAGGCTGGCCGCGCGCTGCACTATGCGCCGAAGCCCGGCGAACAGGCTGATGGCGTGAAGACGTTCAACTTCCTGCATCTGGACTTTGCCGCGCCCTACACGCCTGAGCGCTACATCGAGGCGATCAAGGCATGCGAGGAAGCCGGCGCCACGGTGATCGTGATCGACAGCATGTCGCACGAATGGACCGGCGAGGGTGGGTGCAGCGATATCCAGGCCGCCGAGGCCGAGCGCATGGCCGGCGGTCAGGCGTGGAAGATCGAGGCCATGACGGCGCCAGCTTGGAAGAAGCCGAAGCTGCGGCATCAGCGGATGATGTCGAAGCTGATCCAGTGTCGTACCCATCTGATCTTCTGCCTGCGGGCGCAGGAAAAAATCAAGATCGTGAAGGTGATGAAGGACGGCCAGCAGCGGTCGGAGGTGCAGCCCATGGGCTTCATGCCGATTTGCGAAAAGGGCTTTATGTTTGAGCTTTCCGGCAGCATGACACTGCACCCGGAAACGCCCGGCCAGCCGCGGTATGATCTGCCGCACAAGCTGAACGCCGACCTGCGGACGATCTTCCCAGAAGCCGGGTTTATTGACGCTGCGGCCGGCAAGCGCCTCCGCGAATGGGCTGAGACTGGCGAGGCCCGCTCGCCGCTGGACAAGGTTGCTGAGGGTGTGCGCGACTTAATCGCCAAGATTCAGGACGCGCCGGGGATGGCTGCGTTGTCGCTGCTGACCGGAGCCGACGCGACGATTAAGCAGCGCGCGTGGCTGGCGAAAAATCGGCCCGAGCTGGCGGCGCAGGTTGACGATGCGGTTGCTGCTGCCCTGGCGATCTTTGATCCCGCCTCTCCCGCCGATGACGCCGAGGCCGCCTGACCATGCAAACCCTCCCCGGTCTCCCCATCCCGCCGCGCCCGCCCGTGGCGCCACTCGACCGCCAAGCCCTCGCGCAGATGGTCGAGCTTAGCGCCGCGCCGGGGCAGCGCGGCACCCTCGGAACCGACGCCTACGCCGGCACTGGCGCGTGTCTGGTGCCGGCCGCTTGGCTGGCGGAACTGCTGCGGAGGGTGGGGTGATGCCGTACGCTGAAGAAATCGTCAGCGTCTATTTCAGCGCCAACGACTGCGATAGCGATGACATCTGGGCCGTGCTGCTGAAGCGCATTGCCAAGAAAGAATGGACCCCACCGCCCGCAATGCTGGAGGGGTTTGAGCCGTGGTGCCCAGGCGGTCTTGCCGCCGACATTCGCTCGGCGTTCTACGCTCGCAATGCGACGCGGCTGGAAAATCTGCTGATGGTCCTGGAAAGGAAGGAGGCGTCCAAATGACCGACGACCCCTACGCCGACCTGTCCCGCCTGCCGCTGGACGTCGCGGCTGCCGTGCGCTGGGCGTTCGCGCGGTGTGAGGAGTTGTGCGCTGATGAGGCCCGCGAAAGCCTCGCGCAAAAGGACACTGGAGAATGGCGCGGCGCGGGCTGGTGCAAAATGGCCATCGCGGCCGACCTGGCGGCGCGGGATCGCAAGCGGGAGGGCGGGGCGTGAGCGAGACCACCATCAACATCCCATCCTTCGTCGCGTGGAAGCTGGCCGTCGCCATCGGCATCGGCCTGCGCCTCGGCTGGGACATGCCAGAGATCGTCGGGGCGATTTTAGGGGCGATAGCGAGGGCAGCGACATGAGCCAGGAGCCAAAGCTGACAGAGATTGCGCAGCGCATTGCCGCGCACCTCGCGCGCATGGAAGCGGCGCAGACGCCCACCGAAAAAGCAAAACCGGGGCTTCTCTGGAACGCCAACGCATGGGCCGCCGGAAGCCGCGTGGGGGTTAGGTACGTGTCATATCAAGCCACAAGCTTCCTGAGAAAAGCTGACGCGCTGACGTACCTCGCCCGGTTGGACGCCGGCCACAATGAGCGGCACTTCACATCGCTCAGTTTCAACACGCGCATTCGGGAGGCAACCAAGCCATGACCGACAACGACGAACTGCGGTGGCTGGCCGAGGCGGCTGCGAAAGATTGGCCGCTCTACACGCCGACAACATACGACTACTCAAAGGCGACCAACCCCACCGCCATCCTCGCCCTGCTGGACGACCTGCGCGGCGCCGAAGCGGGGTACGTCACGGCGCAGGCTGACCTTGAGAACTGCGCCGGCCAGATCGCGCAGATGGACGCCGAGAATGCGCGGTTGCGGGAGGCGTTGGAGGAAATCCGCGACAGCCATATCCCCAGCGTCCCGCTCGCCGCTGCGCCAGTGGATGACTTGGTGTGGGCGCAGCAGTGGGTGGGGCATCTGCGGCGCGTTGCAAAGCGCGCCCTGGCCGGGGAGACGAAGGCATGAGCGCGAAGGCGAAGCGCGAGGCGCAGGCTGCCGGCATCAAGTACGGCTGCCACGTCGATCTGGAAGATGGCAGCGTGCCGGATAATTGCGTGAAAGACGAAGAGGGCGATGGCGGCTGCATTCACGCGCCGCAACATCGCAAGCGGGAGGGCAGCCGGTGGTGGCAGCCGATCAAGGAGACGAAGCCATGAGCGCCGGAACCGACAAGCTGCGCGATGATGTGGCGCGGGCGTTGTTCATTGACGCCTGCGCCGCCGCGTATGACGTGCTGCCATGCGGCCTAAACTGCGGCTGCGTACAGGACACGGAACGCGCCCTAACCGCCATCAACATCCCCCTCGCCACGCTGGCCGGGCTGCGCGACGGCTCGCTGGTGGCGGTGCCGCGGGAGGCGACGGAGCTGCGGTATGAGCGCGCTGAGATGGACGTTGATGGACGTGTGGATAGCCCAAGCACTGACCTTCGGGCGCTGGGGGATTGCCGGTTGGTATGGGTCAATGAAGGCGACCTGTACCGGCCGGCAGCGCTGGCCGCCTTCATCGCCGCCGCCCCGCGCCAGCAGGAGGCGGGGGATGAGTGAGGGGGCGCCGGATAGCGGCAGCCTTGACGCTGGCGCCCTTGAGATCATTCGCAAGCGCATGGACGTTATTGACAGCCTTGCATCAGAATGGCGTGCCTTGGTGCATGATTTCGGCTGGGGCGTGGTGGCGCCGTTCTACTTGGCTGGTATCAAGCCTCGGCAGACGAAGCACCTCATTGATCATGTGCTGAACGGATCATTTGAAATCAGGGACCGGCTTTCTTCTACCCGCCGCGTATCTCATGCGGGCGAGCGCGTCAGTAAGGCACTTTCGTCTCTGAACCTTGGGGGGAACGGCCAATCTGTTGCGGAAATGCTAAGGCGGCAGGGCGCCGTCATCGTTCCGTTGCAGGCATCTTCGAGCATGATCGCGGCGTCACTGAACGCGCTGCCTCGGCGCCAGCCCATGAAATGGGTGACGGACGTGGAGAAGCACCGGCTTCGCCTCAACGACGCGCTGGCCGCAGCGGCAGAGGAAGAACTGAGGATCATCTCCCATGACTAACCCCACCCCCGCCGACATGGCGCGGCGCCTGTCGCCAGCGCAGCGCCGGGCGATCATGTGGTTGCCGGCGGATACGCGACTGGCTCGCCATTGCCCCGGCGCGCTGCCGGTCAGCCTGCGCCGGCTTGCCGCTTGGTCGGGGCATCCGGCGCGCGGCTGCACGTACTGCGTTGGAGACTTCGGCGAATGGTGGCGCCTCACCCCGCACGGCCTGGCCGTGCGCGCCGAGGTGGCGCGGATGGAGGCGGGCAATGAGTGATCCACTCTGGACAACGGCCGACCTGGCCGCGCATCTCCGGCTCGCTAAATCCACCGTGGCTGATTACGTGACCAAGCAGCCGCACAAATTACCGCCGCGCGTCGAAGGGCTGTCGCCGCGGTGGGTGCCAGCGGTGGTCCATGCGTGGTGCGCCGCGCAGAGTAGGGCCACGCCGAAGGGCGGGCGGCCGAGGAAGGTGGGGTGATGGCCGCGCAAAAGGCGGCTATCCTCTGCCCCGAGGATCACCAGCCATGCGATGGAGTTTGTGGCGTCGCGGAAACTGGTGTTTGCGGGCGCGCTCCGATGGAGCCGTGTCGCCTTAACCAAGGTCGGTTAATGTTGGACGCACTAAGCCTGGTAGCCGGCGGCCACGTCACTGCTACAACGCGCGCTTCATCAGCTTACTACAGCTTCAATAATGCAAAAGGGTTTAGCCGGCGCCTAAGCCAATGCGTGCAGATAGGTTTAATCGAGATTGTTGGGCCTATGGCGCCTAGGGCGGTTCATTCTGTTAGGTTAACCGCAAATGGTCAGTCGGTCATGAGGGCTGCGATTAAGTGACGATCCAGATCATTATAGGCGATTGCATGGCGAGGCTCGCGGACATCCCCGAAGCTTCGGTTCAAACCGTTGTGACGTCGCCGCCGTACTATGGGCTGCGCTCATACCTACCGCCCGGCCACCCCGACAAAGAAAAAGAAATCGGCCAGGAGAAAGGCCACCGGGAATACGTGGCGAACTTGGTTCATGTGTTCCGCGAGGTGCGCCGTTGCTTACGACCAGATGGCACGGTGTGGCTCAACATCGGCGACGTGTACGGGCCAGGGAAGCAGCTTCTTATGCTCCCCGCCCGAGTTGCCATTGCGCTGCAAGACGACGGGTGGGTGTTGCGGCAGCAGATCGCATGGGTAAAGCCGGCGCCGATGCCTGAGAACGTCAAGGACCGCCCCACCAGCGCGTGGGAGCCGGTGTTCCTACTGAGCCGAGCCGAGCGGTATTTTTATGATCAGGACGCCATTCGGGAGCCGTCCAAGACCACGGCCGAGCAAGCCAAGACGAAATGGAAGGGTCGGCGGCAGGAAACCGACAAGGGCCAGCGCGAGGGTGAGGGTGTGTATCACGGGGGCGGCAGGCCATTTAACAGCGACCCGAACCCGCTAGGCCGCAACGCACACAACGTCTGGACCGTGAGCGCTCAGCAGCCATTCCCCGGCGCCCACTTTGCCATGATGCCCATCGGAGTGGTTGAGCGTTGCATCAAAGCCGGAACTCGGCCTGGCGATATGGTTCTAGACCCTTTCGGTGGCGCCGGCACGACCGCCCTTATGGCTGACCGAAACCAGCGCAACGCCACCCTGATCGAAATCAACCCCGACTATGCGGCGCTGACAGAGCGGCGGCTTCAAGCTGAAAGCCCCCTGTTCATGCAGACGCGCCGCGACATTGCCTAACCCAACTTCCGCGCCAACTCCCCCGCATCCTCGGCGTAGTAGATCGCCAGGGATTTCATGCTGCGATGCCCCGTAATCCGCATCAACTCCAAGATCGTGACGCGCGCGGCGAACACGCTGGTAGCCTCGCGCCGCGTATCATGGAAATGCAGCCCATCATAGCCGGCCGCGCGCACGGCCCGGCGGAACAGCGCATCAAGCCATCCGCTGCGGATCGGCACCACCCGCGCATCCGGCGCCCCGACCGGCAGCAGCCGCAGCAGGGCGACGGCCGAGCTACTGAGCGGCACGTCTCTTGCATCGCCATTCTTCGTCACGGGCAGGTGCAGATATCCGCGCGCCAGATGCACATGGCGCCACGTCACCGCCAAAACCTCGCCTTTCCTCATGGCGGTCGCCAGCGCCAGCCGGAACGCAAACGCGGCCCACTGCGCCAGCCCCACAGGCGCCGCGTCGCCCGGCCACCCCAGCGCAGCGCAGATGGCCGTGACGGCATCAGGCGGCACGCGCTGGGTACGCGCGCGGGGGTTCCGGGGCCGGGCCACCAGATGCACCGGGTTCGCCGGCAGCCGCACGCGCCATTCCCTGATCGCATGGGTGAACACGGCGCTGATCAGGTTTAGCTCCCGGTTCACGCTGGCCGCTGATACCTGCGCCGCCCGCGCATCGCGCCACTCGGCCAGGTCGGCCGGCTCAAACCCCGCGACGGGCCGTTGAAGCTCCGGCGCCCGTTGCAGCAGCCCAAGCCGGATCACCTCCCACCGCGCGCCGCGCCTCCCCGGCGAAACCTCCCGCGCGTACCGGGCCAGCAGGTCGGCCACTGTCTGCCCATCTGCCGTCACCGCGGCATCCGCCGGCCGCCGGCCCGCCAGTATCTCGGCCTCGGTTGTCGCCGCCCATGCCTCAGCCTCGGCGTAGGAATCAAACGTCCTGCTGATCGCCGGCTGGCCCCGGCGCCGCACCAGCGCCCGCCACGCCTTCCCGCGTTTCGTGATGTTGGCCATGATCGCCCGACTCCTGCCGGCGCCATGGTGCAGCGTGGTGCAATCGTGGTGCAATGGGATACCAAACGTGGCCAAATCCGCCCAAGCGCAACCAAGCAAAACCAAGCCGAGTCAGCTAGTTAGCTGTTTACATTGGGCTAGAAATGTCCTTTCCTGGGCACCACTGCGCTTGTGATATCAATGGGTTGCGGGCGGGCTGGTGCAGTTTGGTGCAACCGCTATCGGGTCGTCTCGGGCTTGCTGGTCATGTGGCAGACCCTATCGGCTGGCGCGGGCACATCGGGCCACGGCAGGTTGCCTCACTGCCTGGAGGGCAGATGCACCCGTGCAGGGATGGAGCCATCATGGCCGGCGTGACGATTTGCGCCCCAGGAAGGCGGCAAGGCCCAAGCCCGCACACAGCGCAAGTCCGCGGCGATGGCTGTCCGGTCGCCGCCAGTGCCTGCCGGCATACGCCTGGGGTGGTGGTTTGCCGCTCGCTCACTTGCTGCCTCCATTCGGGTGATACGCCCACAGGCCAGCCCACGGCAGCAGCCCCCAATAGAGCCGGCCTAGGCCGCGCTGCTTGACCGAGAACGGCCAGATGATGACCGCCCGAAAGGCGAGCCAGGAAGCAGCGCGTCGGATGCCCACCAGCGGCGGGAAGTCGGTCGTCTTCAGGTCGGCGGGGTCATTTGGCATGGGTGGCTTCCTCAGACGGCCAGAATACGAAGCGGTTCGCTGCCCGCACGGCGCGGGCGCGGTCGCGCGCGGTAAGCTTCCCCCACCAGTCGGTTTCGTGAAGGCTCATATACCGACCCGCCGCGTCATAGGTGCCGTCGAGGCGGTGCGCGTGCAGCTTCTCGATGGCCGGGCGCAGCCTGCGAAGGGCGCGCGTAGGCGCGGTCGTCTTCTGGGCTTCGCTCATGTGGCACGCTCCACGATGGTCAGGCGGGACCAGTTGCAGGGATCGCGGACGATGGTGGCGATGCCCGCCATCCTCCCCGGTTCGCCCCACACCACCGTCACCCCGCCATTCGGCAACGCCGTGGGATCATCAAACCGCAAGCCGTAGCTCTCGATGCTGGCGCCCGGCGGCAACCTGCCGGCCAGCCCCTCGATCCAGCGATTGACGTGCATGTGGGCGTCGATGGCGTCGATGGCGTCGATGTACCGGGCGACCTGCACCACCGGCGCCGGGGTGGTCTCGGACTTGCTATCGGGCATTGGCACACTCTGCGATCTTCTCGGCCAGCATGAGGAAGGTGTTCCGCCCGTCCGACGACTGCGGGTAGTGGCTCGCGTAGCGCCGGGCCTCGGCCTCGGACGTTGCCAGAGCCGCCCGCAGCCGGTCACGTTCAGCGAGCAGGGCATCAAGGCGCGCGGTCACGATGGAGTTTTCGCTGCGCCCGAACTCGGTTTCCACCGCATCCCGTAGGTCTTCGTATGGGCGCAGGGTCGTTTTGGTCTCGTCTGTCATGGCTTCCTTCCAAATGGCGTGGTGCCCTTCGGCCCCAGCTTGCGATAGAGCGTCCGCACCCCCAGGCCGGTGCGCTTGGCCACATCCTCGGCGGTAAGCTTCGGGTCAGCCCACAGCGGCCGGGCCTTGTTCAACCTGTCTTCGGCAATGGGCTTCCGCCCGAGCCGAACCCGCACCGCCTGCCGCACCTTCACCATAACCGCCCCGCGTTCGTCGGCCCGGATCGCCGCAGCCAAGCGCAGCCCATCCGCGATCTGGTCGCGCGCCGCGCTGGGGCAATGATACCGCTCGCCCGTGCTGGCGATGCACAGCACCGCGCCGAGGTCGCAGATGGAGGCTACCCATCGCAAGGCTTCATCTTCCGTGGTGGCGATGACGCCCGGCCGGGCTACCCACACCTCATCCCCCTCGCGCGCCGCGCCCGCCACATGGCGGCGGCTCATGTACGGCTCATCGCCCGCGCGAGGCTTCGGCGGATGGTCAATGTACGCTTCATACAACTCAGCCTCTGTGATGCCGGCCGCCAGCAGCGCCGCATCCTGCGCCGCTTCGGTGAACCCCTTGCTGATGCGCTTGTAGATCAACCTCACTGTCTGCCTTTGCGGTGTGTTCTGGCAAGTTTGCCATTGCGCTGTACAGCTTGGCAAGGCATATTGCGCGGCAGACAGCGACGGCCCAGGCTTTCAGGGCGTCGGTACCCTAACCCCGGAGGCCGCCATGACCCTGACCGAAGAACAACTTGCATACATGAAGAAGGCCGAGGAGCGGCAAGCCGCCCGCGACTTGAAGAAGGCGGCGCGTCTGGGCGTGCTTGCCGCCCAGCAGGAAGCCGGGGCCTTCTATGAGAGGGTCCGTCTTGACCGGCTGCGCGCCCGTCTCGCCCAATCGTCCACCTAACCCCAGAGGCCGCCATGACCGACGCTGAGTTTCTCGCCTACTGCGAGGCGCACGCGGAGACGCCCCGCTGCGGCTTTACCCCAGCCCATATCGCCCGCCTGTGCCGTCTGGCTGGGCGCGACGAGGCCGCTAAGCGATGGGAAGGCCATCCGCCCGGCGTCATCAACTGCGTCGAGAGCGAGGTTCTGGAGGTTGTCGCAGAAGGCCGCTCCCGCCTCGCACTCCTTCCCGTCTCGTAACCCCCCGGAGGCCACATGAGCGACAACGCCGGCATCATTACCGCCAGTATCGCCGCTATCCTCTGCTTCGGCATGCTGATCGGCGGCCCCGTCTCCTGCGCCATGCAGGACGCGCAGCAGATCACGGAGCGGGTTAAGGCCGCTTGCGGCGGTGATCTGGATAGCCCGTCGCGGTCTTCCGCCTGCACGCTGGCGCTGACCCAGCGCCCGAACCGTTAAACCCCCGGAGGCCCGACCGATGCCCGATGATGGCTTTTCACCCAACAACGCCGAGCTTGCCATGTGCGCTCAGATGAACTTCCAGACCGTCGCCGCCCTGGCCCCGGCCCTGGCTGCGCATCCGATCTTCCGCATGGCGCAGGAGCAGCTTGACGCGCTGGTCAAGCGCCTTGACGCAGACTGACCCACAAACCCCCGGTTCACCGCGCCCCAGAATTGCGAAAGCCGCCGCCAGGTTTCCCCAGCGGCGGCTTCTGCGTTTGCTGGGGCTTGGAGACACCCGGCGGGAACTACTACGACAATCAGTCTGAACTCGCCAACTATGCCCCACCCAACGCCGCCATGGCAACACGATACCGCGCCGCGACGTCATCCAGCCCGATGCTGCCGCCGTTGACGATGGCGCGCACGGCAGCGACCTTGCCGGCGTCTGCGAGGGCGTTGCAGCCCGAGAGGCGCCACCACCCTGCCGCGCTATCCGCAGCGCCCTGCCGCGTCTCCAGCGCCGCCGCTAAGCCATCCATGGGGATGCCCAGCATTACGGCCGCGCGCGAGTAACCAGCACGCCCAGTGATCTGCAGCAGCCCCCTGCCCCGCCAGTGCCAGCCGTCGCCGGGCAGGTTGTTCCCCATGCGCTGGCCGTAAGCCGCCTCTGCGATGCCTCGCTGGTCGGCAGCATGGCCCGGCGTGCGCCCCATCGCCTGCGCCGTCTCGGGCGTGAAATGCTTCGGCCACTGGTTCAGCAGCGCGGCCGGCGTGTAGTCCAGGCTTTCCACCAGCCGCCGGCCGCCGCCGCTTTCGTGGCCCACGTTGGCCAGGAACATGGCGACGCGCGAGGGCGTGTTGATGGCGTTCTTGTCGCACGCGGTTTGCAGAATCGGCGCCCATGCCTCGGGGTCAATCCAGCCAAGGCGCAGGAGAATGTCGGGCGTGATCATGGCCGGTTCGCCAGCGCGGCAAGCTGATCGGTCTTCGCGCTGCTGCCGGCGCTGCTGCCGAAGTAGTAGCTCACCACTGCCACCCACGCCGTGCCCAGCGTGCCAGTCATGGCCAGCAGCACGTCACGGCCCGAAGCGGGCACCTCATGGAACATCATCAGCGCGAGGATACCGAAGAAGCCCACGGTGACGGCGCCGGCCAGCATCCGCGGTGTCAGGCTGTCGCCCGTTTTCGCCTCGCGCGTGCGGGCGCTGTCGCGGTCCCCAAAGACAAGCTGATCGCGCTTGAAGCCAAGCTCCTCCATGCGCGCGGTGAAGTCTTCCTCTTGCTTTTTGAGTGCGAGAAGCTGATCCGCTGTTGGCGGCGTCGCTGTCAGGGCCTTGGCGATGTCGGCCGGCGCACCATCCGGCTTGCCGAGAATTGCGTTGCTTAGGGCCTGTACAGCCATGCCGGCCAGCGGGCCGCCGAGGGCCGAGGCCACGGTAGGCGCCACAGTCTGGATCACCGGCACGACGCCTTTCAGCGCGCTGCCGATCTCATCCCAAAAATCTGCCATGATGATCCCCTATGAATGCGGCCCAACGAACCACCGCCACACGGCGACGAAACCACCGATGCCGAGCAACCCCGCGATCCACCGGCCGAGGGCGACGCCCCCTTTTGCACTCGCCACGTCGTTCCGCAGTTCGGCAACGGCGGCGTTGGTTTTCTCCAGCCCCGCCTCGAAAACCTCGCGGTTTTTCATGACCCAGGCGTCTTGCCGGTCAAGCCGATCATCAAGCGCGCCGAACCGCTGCGACTGGTTCGTCTCAAGCTGCTTGAGCATTTCCAGCAGCATGCGGAACTCGCCGTCTGTCGGGGCCACCTCGGCAGCCCGCGCGCTATTCGGCATGGGGACGCGACGGCGCCACGGGATGATATCGGCCATGCCGCACGGCATGCCCCATTCCCCGTGAGATCAGCGTGAAACTCATCGTGAATCTCGCCCCTTGCCGCGCAGCCGTTGGCGTGCAGAGTCCATGAGCGTCTGGTGGGCAACCATCGGCGGATTCTCCGGTGGGGGTTCGCCGTGCGCCACTGCGCTCCGGCGTGGTGCGTGACGGTCGGGTGGCAGCCCGGCCGTCACGGATCGTCAGGCCGGCTCTACGCGCGTGCCTTCGGGCGGTGTCCAGTCGGAGACGCCATCCCACATGATGACATTGACGGCGGCGCCAATCGGAATTGGCTCGCCGTTTTCGTCCTGCTTTTCGACCGTGGTTATGACCAACCAGCGGCGCGGGGTGCTGTCGCTCATTCCTACCACTCCGTTACCACGACAATGCCCGGCGCCCCTGCGCCGCCGGCACCGCCGACAAACCCCAGGTCCAGCCGCCCCGCTGCACCGCCGCCGCCGCCGGACCCGAAGCCGCCGCCCGCGCCGCCCGTGCCACCGTTGGCTGCCGCACTGCTGGCGCCGCCACTGCCGCCCGTGGCGTCGATCCAAGGGCCGACCGGCCGAGTGGCCGAGGTGGTGCCAGCGGGGCCGTTGCCGCTGTTCGTATTGCCGGGGAATACAACGGCTCCATCAATGATGGCCGCGCCTGAGCTTTTGCCAGCGCCGCCAGCACCAGCAGCGGTAAAGCCAGCACCAGCACCGCCTGCTGATGGCCCCCACATATTCGCGCCGCCTACCGAGGCAGCCCCGACATTGCTGCACCCGCTACCACTGGAACCAGTACCCTGGACCGTTGGCCGGTCGCCGGCGGCAGTCGTCTCTCCAGACAGGCCGAAATTGGTAGCTGTGCCGCCCGCGGTATTGCCGCTGCCGGCGACGCTGTTGTGCATGCCCCCGCCAGCGCCGCCGCCCGAGGTATTGCCGAGACTACCAGGGCCGCCGCCGCCTGCCGCACCACCAGCGAGCAAGCTGCCAAACGAAGAGACGCCACCAGGGCCGCCGCCGGTCCAGGCCAAACCGCCCGTCCATGTGCCGGAGACCGCCCCAGACGTGATGGTAAAGCCGCTGCCGCTGGCAGTGGCGACAGTCCAGACGCCGTTAACGGTGCCAGTGCCGCCGCTCCACCCGCTCAGCACCACGGCCTGTCCGACCACCAGCGTATTGGCCGCGGTGACGGTGATGGTTGTGCCGCTGCCGGTGACGGTGGGGCTGCTCAGCACCACGCCGCTGGGGCCGGCGGCACCAACAGTCACAGTCACCGAGGCCGGAAGATCGGCGGCCCGGTATAGGTTGTAGCGCCACCCACCCGCGCCGCCCGAAGCGCCGCCACTGCCGCCGTTGGTTATCGTGCCGGCGACCGTCTGCGCGCCAGTTGTTGCATTGGCGTAGCTGACACTGCCGGCGCTGCTGGCCGTGACGGTTTGGGTACCGTTGTAACCGGCCGGCGTCACACCGGAGACGACGATGGTAGAGCCGACCGGCATCACATCCTGGCCGGCATAGGTCAGGGTCGCCGTGGTGCCGGTCCCGCTCGCCGCAGTGGTGGTGCGAGAGGCGTTGTAGGTTCCGCCGTGGCCAGCACCACCGCCGCCGCCCTGGACAAAAACCGCCACCCAGGTGGAGGTACTCGCTCGCGTAAAAGTGCCGCTGCTGGTGAACGTGGTGCGGATGCCCGGCGGAGTGCCACCCAGCGCAGCAAGCCCCGTCGCCGCCGTGCTGGCGCCCGTACCGCCATTGGCCACCGGCAGCGTGCCCGTGACACCCGTTGTCAACGGCAGCCCGGTCGCATTGGTCAGCACCGCAGCCGATGGCGTCCCCAGCGCTGGCGTCACCAGCGTTGGGCTGGTGGCCAGCACAATGGCGCCGCTGCCAGTACTGGTGGTGACGCCCGTGCCGCCCTGCGCCACGCTCAGCGGCGTGGTCAGGCCGGATAGGCTGGTGATATCGCTGTTCGCACCAGAGCGGGCCGGCGTGTAGCCCAGCGCGCCAGTGACCGCGCTGCTTCCGGTGCCGGTTTCCAACTCCCACTGCGAACTGAGGACGTTCCACACCAGCGCGATGGTGCGGGTTTGCGTGGCTGATATCGTAAACGGCAAATCGAGGTTGCCGCCCGTGGCCAGCGTTACCGTCGTGCTGCCTTGCACCACCAGCAGTGTCAGGCGCACGGCTGTAGTCGGCGTCACTGTCGGCGTTATGGTGGTGATCGTCGGGGTAACGCCGGAACCCGTCAGCCGGATCAGCCCCGCCGTGCCGTTCCACGCCAACGTTGTTGTGCCGCTGGTGACCGCAATGGTCTGGTATCCACTGCCAGCGCCGGCCGGGATGATGGTTTGCGGAACCAGGTCGCTGCCATAGCTGACCACCAGCCCGCTGCTGCCGTCGTAAACTGGAGTGCTGTTCAGCGTGCCGATAACCTGCGCGCTTTCGAGCCGGATGCTGTCGGTCGCGTTGATGACCGACATCAACTGCAAGCGCCCGGTGCTGTCCAACTCGGCGCGAGTGCGACTGCGGATCAGGCCGGAGCCGACGTTGGTCGCGCGGATGATCGCGCTGACCGTCGTGCCGTCGGCATTGGCCGTGCAGCCCGGGAAGACTGCGCCGTTGAACTCGAAACGCTGCACGGATGTTGCCGTGGTCTGCCCCAGCCACACCGCAGACTGCCCCGCGCCCGACGTCAGCGTGCCGCGTTCGATGGTCAGGCTGCGCGCCTGCTTGGCGTAGATCGCGCCGAGGCCATCAGGCTGCGCGATGGTGCCCCAATCGGTATCGCGGATGATGATATCACCAACGTCGCCGCTGGTATCCAGGTGCCGCGTTTTTGCGCCGCCGATCTGCCACGGAAAGCCGCCGATCTGGCACTTATCAAGGATAATGCGGACCACGCCGGGCACGCCATTCCGCGCCGTAATAGTGAAGTCGGACCCCTGGAAATACAGCAGCGCATCCAACGTGCTGGTATAGCTGGTGTCGTTATTCCAGATATGGCAGCCGGTGAACTTCACCAGCCACACCGAGCCTGCGCTGTCGGTATTGCCGACGTTCGCGCCGCGGCCGGTGCCAAAACCCGCGCAGCCGTCAAACGTCACGCTGCCGATCTTGGTCGTCAGGCCGGAAACCAGCGAACCGCCCGTGCTGGTAGCGTTGCTGCCGGGATTGGAGACGGTGAACGTGGTGGAAGTCGGCACCGAAAGCACGGTGAACGAGCCGTCAAAGGTCGGGTCACTGTCGCCCGAGGTGTTTGCTATGCTATTGACCGACAGCCCGTGCGCCGCCGTGGTTGTGAACGTGCTGATGTTGCTGACGCGAACCGCGCCGCTGATGAATGGCCCCAGCGTCCGGTCGCCCATACCGACCACGCAAAAGCGCGCCTGCCACGAACCTCCTTTGCAGTTGAGGAAGTAGACATCGCCCACGTCATAGTTTTTGGTCGGGCCGGTGCTGGCCGGCACCACGCCTAGGCAGTCGTCACCACTAAGGCAGAAAGTGTCGCGGACAATGATCGGCGCCTTGACGCCGCCCAAACCAACGCGGATGCCGCCGGCCGAGGTGCTCTTGAGCGCGTACCCAAACCAGCACTGATCAATCAGCACATTGTCGCCGCCGCCGACGAAGAATTTCGCAGACGTGCCCAGCCCTTCGCAGCGGACGCGGAACAGCGTCAGGTCATCAGCGATCAGGTTGAAATGCGAGCCGCCATAGGTGACCGCGCTGGCCGACAGGTCGCTGGCCGCCGTGTAGGGAGACCCCCAAATGCCGCCTTCAATGTAGATATTCCGAGGCCGCGTGCTGCCGCTGGCCGCGCCGGAAACGTCGCCATTCTGCACCAGGCCGCCCTGGCTGCCGGGCGCGAAGCCGAGCTTAATCCATGCGCGCGGATGCGCGATGATGCGGATGTTTTTCGCGTTGGCCGGTATCGTAATGCCAGCGGTGCAGTTGTAGGCCACGGCGGGCAGCGGCAGCAGGATCGTCCCGCCGCCGGCAGCCACGGCGATGGTGATCGCCGCGTTGATCGCCGTCGCGTCGTTGGTGGTGCCATCGCCAACCAGGCCGGTAGGCGTCACGCCAACCGCGTTCTGGAATGCCAGGATTTGCAGATAAGTCGTCGTCGCGCTGGCCGCCGCCGCCGCAATCTGCGCGGCAATCCGCGCGTCGGTTGCTGCTGTCGTGTAGGCGGTCAGCGGAGCGGGCGTGATGCTGCCGGCGGCCACCACATCAAAGCCAGCCGTCGCCAGCGCCGGATATGGCGTACTGCATGCGGCGCTTGCTTGCCACGCGCCGTCATAGTCGGGCGTGATGATGACATACCAGCTACCCACGCCATCAGCCACCAGCGGCGGGTTGCTGGTGGTGGTGTAGACGACAGGCGAGGGCGACGGATGCTCAGTCGTGGTCGGCGGCTGAATGGTAATGCTGGGATCACTTGGCGCCGTGGCAACACCCGTGGTGCTGTTGCTGAAATCCGCATGCACCACCAGCGTATTGCCCCGCACCATGGAGGGGCGGCCATAGTTGGTGGTCGCGCCGAGGCGCACCGCCGCCATGAGCGCGGAAGCTGTCATGCGATTATCCCTATGGATCGAGGATCAGGGCGGCCGGCTCACGCCAGCCGCGCGCTACCACTTGATGATGACTTTGCCATTCTGACCGGCAGAGGCGGCGCCAGTGCCAGAGGTCAGGCCGGAAGCATCGCCGCCCTGGCCGGCGCCATTCCAGAAGGCCGGATACCCGCCGCGCACCGCTGAGAGTGTGCCGTCCAAGTCCATGCCGGCCTGACCAGCTACGGCCAGCCCGCCCGCGCCCGTGCCGCCCGTGCCGGGACCAGCGCCGCCGCCGCCGCCGCCATTGGCGGTCTGCGAATTGAACGTGGTGTTGCCGCCATTGCCCGCGGTCGCACCGTTGACCGCCGACGTACCGCCGGTTCCCACGCTGCCGCTGATAGTCTGCCCCGGCGTGACCGCAATGTTGAAGATCGGCAGATACTCGCCTGCGCCACCTGAGCCGCCTGCGCCCGAACTGCCGCCGCCGCCAGCCGCCCAAAGATGGGCCTCTTTCAGCAGGTAGACGCCGGCAGGAACGGTGAACGTGAAGGCGCCGGTCGCCGTGTACTGCTGCGCACCGGATGGCGGTGTAATGGGGCGCCATACCGCGGCCCCGGCATTGCCCGTCGTGGTGCAAGTGTACAGCGCCAAGTTGGTGCTATCCCAACAGGTATCCGGCGGCAGGCTTCCGCTGGCCGTGTTGCCGGCCACATGCCCGTTGGGGTTGCCTGCATAAATCTGCGTCGCGCTGATCCCGCCGAGCGTGCCGGAAAGCGGCAGCAGCGCCGGCAGCTTCGCGGCCAGGAAAGGAGCGCCGGCATAGGTGCTGATGTTGGCGTTGATGACGCTGGTGGCGCCATAGGCCACCGTCACCACATACAGGCCCGTCCAGCCACTATCCACGCTCGGCGTGGTTTGCGTGCCGGTCGTGGCCGCGGTGCCGTTCTTCACCTGAAGCGACACAATCTGCTGGCGCGTGGTGTTGGCCGAAGCGGTGTAGGGCAGCCCCGTCCCGGTATTCAGGAAAGTCAGCGTGGTCGAGTTGGTGTCGCTCTCGCTGAACTGCGCCTCGATCAGATAGTTGATGCTCTGCCCCGCGGTGCCCGGCGCGGTCAGCGTGAAGGAAGTCGTGCCTTCGTTGATGCCGACTTTCACCAGCGCGTTGCTGTCGGATGCCATGGAGCCATAGGCGCTGCCGTCAACCACGGTCAGGAAGGTAATGCAGCCCGGCCCCACCTGAACCTGCATGCTGGGCACGGTGGTTTGCGTGCAAGCCAGGCCATCGACAAGCGTGCCGGTCCCCAGCACCATGCGCGCCAGGTGCCCGAAGTTGATCATGGTCGCGCGTTCGGACGTCAAAAAGTCCAGCGCCCGCGGCTGCTGTTGCGCCGCGACGATTTGCCTGTTCATGCGATGAACCTCAGTTGGATATGGCGACCCATGCCGTGGTGCCGGCGGGAATGACGCTGGCGACGCGCGCGTAAATCGCGGCGTCGGTCACTTGGCCCGAGACCATGCTGTCATCGATCCAGTAGAAGTTGCCGCCGTCCCAATAGCTGCCGGTGGCATCCCATGCGCCGATACCGACCGCACCGCCGGAAGCCGGGCGATAGACGGTGACGAACACCTGGAACGGCCCAAGATCGGTGAACCCGCCCATGGCGTCGTAATAGAGCGTCCCGGTATCCCAGGCGCCAGTGTCGTAGATATTCAGCGGCTCAAACACGATGGGCGCGCGGCCGGTCAGGTTGGTCAAGGCGCGGATCAACCCAGCGCGGGTGCCCTTTTCGCGGAGCAATTCTGCACGGATGCGCGCCCTGTATTGCGTGTCGTTTTCGGCCAACAACCGAGGCATCGCCGTGCCGAAGAAATCCAGACTGATCGCGTCAAGGAAAAAGCCGCTCGCCGTGGCAATGCGTTCCTGCGCCTTGGCGAACTGCATCAGCCCATAAACGAAAGCCTGCGATGCCGCCGGCCCCGCCAGTGCCGTCGAGAGGTTCGGCGCTACATCCGGAAACCAGCCGCCCGGCAGCGTGGCCAGCATGCGCCCGGCCATGTCAGCCTGATCGCCTGTCGCCATGTCAGTGGCTCACCGTCACGCCGGCCGCGCCGCCGGTCACGCGCACCACGCCGGTTGCGCCGGGGTCCACATCCGCCGTCGCGCTGTTCACCAGCAGCGAAGCCACGTTGGTCACGCTGGCATCGGCATCATAGGCCACCTGCGCCAGCCGCGTGTACCGCAGCACGGAACCGACCGTGAGCGCGTTGATATAGGCCAGCACGGCAGCGGCCACATTCGCCGCAACCGTCGCCGCCACAGCGCCGGCCGCCACGCTGATCGTCATGGAGACAACCACGCCGGTATTGCTCGGCCCCTGGACAATGGGCGTGATGCACACGCCGCGCACCGCAGCCACGGCGGCATAGACCAGCGCAAGCAGCGCGGAGGATGGCGAGCCGGTGCCATCATCTACCGTCACCGTGAAATACCCGGCGCTCGGCGTATTCTCCTGGATCGTGAAGGCAAGCCCCTGCTGCACGCCGGCAATGGCCGCGCTCACCGCGCCTTCCGTGGCGCGCGACAGGCTGCTGATGTAGTTGACGAACCGCACCTTCAGCGCGGCGTCGCTCTCGGCGTTGATGCCATTGGCGAAGGCGGCCGCGTTGGTCGCGGTATCCACGCCCGGCAGCGTCGAGGAAATCACGCTAATCGCGCCGGCCAGCACGTTGCCGGCCGTGCCCGCCGTGCTGCACACCACCGTCACGTTGATGGAAGTCGCGCCGCTGGAGAACTGGTAGGCGCCGGCCGAGGCGTTCCACGCCCCCTGCCCGGTATCGGCCACCACCGTAAAGGTCAGGGTGCCGTCTGCCGTTTTCAGCGTCGCGCCGGGCGCCACGTTTACCACCGTGCCCGAGGTGTAGCGGCTCAGGGCAACGGTCCCGGTTGAACTGACCGCCGGCAGCCGCGTCAGGTTGAAGTCGTTGACGAAGCTATCTGCATCGGCGCCGTTGCTGCTGGCCAACCGCGTGGCCGACATGATCTGCACGGCCTGCCATTGCAGCCATAGGGCCACGCTGGCATCGGCCTCGAAAATCGCGCGCAGCACGCTGCCATCGGTCAGGTTCAGCGGCACGGAAGCGGAGGCTTGCGCCTGCGCCGCCATGTTGTTGACCAGCGTGTCGAAACTCTGAAGGGTCAGCGTCGTCATGCGTCAGCCCTTCGGCAGCGAAAGCACCTGCGGCGTGCCGCTCGGTGCATCGGTGTAGGAAATCGCCGCGAACACCGCGCCGGCTTGGCCCTGCGAAACCGCGACGGTCGGCGGCGGGCTGGTGGCAACCGCGGCCTCAAGCAACATCTGCTGCTGCGCCACGGCCTGGATCACCGCGGGATTGATCGGCCGCCCGATCATGCCGGCGAAGCCTGCGCCATAGTCCAGATGCCAGAGATACGCGCCCGGCGACGTCAGTAGCCGGCGCAGCACACGGTCCCGCGTTTCATCGGCGCCGGTTGAAAGTGCCAGGTCGCCCGTGGCCGAAAGCGTCAAATCGCCGCCGTAGCTGTGCGCGAGGTCAGCCATGCAGAGGCCATCCTTTCCATGCGATGACCGCGAAGGCGATGGCCCAGCACGCAGCGGCTAGGGCGAATGCGATGCGGGCTGGAGCGCCCATCATTCGGCGTCCACATGATCGGTTGTCGCGGTCAGGCTGCTGCCGGCCGTCACGCCCGGATGCTTGTGGGAATCGTAGTTGCCCCTAAGGCGATCTAGGCTGCCGTGCGCGTCGCTCACGTCGCCATCCACCACCAGGTTGCCCTTGACGAACACGCCGCCGGTCGAAACCCGCAACACCGTGCTGCCCGCCACAGCGCAGAACTCGCCCGGCTGCACCACGCTGTTGCCGCCACCAACCGCGTTCGGCACCTGCGGCGGTTGCGCCGTACCGCTGAAGCCCAACCCCAACACCACGTAATCGTCTGCACTGCCGCAGTCCGGCACCATGAACACCTGCTGGCCCTGCGTCGGCGGCGCCCATACGGTCACGCTGCCGGAAGCCATCGCCATGACCGGCAGCCACCCGCTTTCCACGTCCTCGGGCTGGATCATCACCCGCACCCGCATCGCGGCCGGGTTCACGCTGGTCACCACGCCCCAACGCGGTTGCGCGGTCATGCCGTCCAGCGCCGCAGCGCGGGCGCCCAAGGCCGCCATCATGCGTTCCATCAGGCCACCTGCGCTTGCGTCTGGACGTCGTGATTTTTCGCGCGGATGGATTGATAGGCCCCATCCTCAAAGCCGATCACGGTCGTAATCGTGTCGATATGGTACTTCTGATCGAAGCCCGTTCCCGTGCCGCTCAGCCGCACCACCGCATCGGTATCAAGCGCGGGATCGAAGGGCCGGCGGAAGGTAATCACCCGCTCATGCTGCGAGAGTTCGGCCAGCGCCGTGTTGGCGAATTGCTGCGCCTGCTCCTCGGTCATGTTCGGCCGAACGTAGACGTAGCGCTGCGCTCCGCCGAAAGCCGCGTTCGCACTCCGCGCGCCCAACCGCCGCGCCAGCTTGGTGAAGCCCCGCGCGTTGTCGCTGCGCCAGGACCGCACGGCCACCTCGATATCCTTCGCCAGCGTCAGGCTGCGTTCCATCCGCAAGTCGATCACGTCCGATACCGGGGCCGGCTGAAGCAGCGATGCCGGCGCGTAATTCACGGTCAAAGAAGCCTGCGCCGTGTCGGGGTCAGCTTGCGGGCGGAAATACAGCCCCTTGCCGCGAACGAAGGCATCGAAGCCGTTTCGCTCGGCCAGATAGGTGATCAGGCCCCATTCCGTGGTGATCCGCGAAAACTCGCCCAGCGTTACCTTGGTGTGGTCGCCGCCGTAGTAGCTATCCACCAGCGGCGTTGTCGCGGTCACAAACGGCGTCAGCAGCGGCTTGCCATCCGGCCCCTTGTGCAGCGCATTCAGCGCCAGCACCACTTCGCTCGCCGTCTTGCCGCGCCATGCGTTTTGCGTGCGCGCATCCTGAAACATCGCGGTCAGGTCGCGGCCTTGCACAATGGCCGTACCCGTCGCCGGATGCAGATCAACGTGGTCAACCTGGCCCAAGATCAGGTCGGTCCAGCCCTTGCCGTCCGCACTGGCCTGGATCGTCAACAGCAGCGCCGAAACCTGAGACCACCAAACGAGGCCACCCGCCTTGGGCGCGTTGAACGCAAACCGCACCTCGAAGGTGTCGGGCATGTAGTATTGGTTTTGGACCACCTCGGCCCAAAGTGCGCCGCCGAGTTCCTGGCCATCCACCAGCACCCGTAGCCGCGGCGATGACGTGCCGCTCACTGCGGAAACAGGCCGCCGCCCGCGTTCGGGTCAACCGCCGGTAGTTTCAGCGCCAGCAACACGCCAGCCGGCAACACCGGGTCAGACAGGCCGTTCAACAGCGCGATCCGGCTCGCTTGCGTGGCATCGCCAAGCTCGCGCGCTGCCACTTGCCATAGGTTGCCGCCGATGACCTGAATGGTCCGCATCAGAACAGCCCACCCTGATTGATGTTGCCAACCACGCGCCCGGCAAACCCGCGGGCCTGCGTTGCCAGCGCCATCACGCCGGCATGCTGCTCGGCCACGCCGATGCCGGTCGCCGTGCTGCCTATGGCTGCAAGCATGTCCAGCCCCGCCGCCGTGCGAGTGCGTACCGCCAGCGAAACCGCAGTGCTGGCACTGTCGAGTGTGCTGCCGATGGCCGCCGAACCTGCCACCAGCCCGCCAGCAGCGCCGGCCAGGCCGCCAGCCGTGGCGAAGGCACCCTGCAAGGCTGCGATACGGCCCACAGAGACGCCTACAGCGCCGAGGATGGGCGCCGCCGCTGCCGTGATAGCCTGAGCCTTGGCCAAGGCCGCCTGCGCCGCCGCCAAGCCGCCGGCAATGTCGCTCAGAATGGAGGTGTCGGGGGTTTCGGGCGCTGGGGGCTGCGTCGGGATGACGATGCACGTCATCACATAGTCGGCGCGGGCGTAGCTCTGCGTCACGGTGCAAGACTGCGGCGCGACCCGGTACACGGCGCCCGGCAGGTTCAGGTTAACAACGGCGCCGGCCTCCACCATCGCCTCAAGCCGGCGAGCCTGCGCCGCTGCGTTGATGCCGAAGAACGTGCCTTTCCACGTAATCGGCGCTGGGTCGCCGCCCATCGCGTCAACCCAGCGCGCCCCGCCGGGAAACTTGTGGACCGTGTATTGCTGCACCGTACCGCGGCCGACTTCGGCCGGAAGCGCGAAGTCGGTCAACGGCACATCGCCCAGCATCATGGCGCTGGCGCCGCTCAACAGGTTGGCGATGTTGTTGACGGCCGAAAGCGCGCCGGCAGCCTGACCGATGGCGGAAACGATGGTCATCAGTAGACCCCAGGGGTTACTGCTGGCAGCAAGCGCCCCGTGCGGCGCGGCCCAGAAAGCGAGGCGGGGCGGCTCATTTGCTCGCCTTGCTCACGGGAAACGCCAACCGCAAGGTCGCGGCCATTGGTGACAGTGACCGGGAAGCCTGCGCCGGCCCATTCGCGGAAGGTCATGCCTTCGGGTGGTGCGCCGGC